GGACGAGGAGCCACCCATGACGGAACGCAGCCACCAAGCGTACCGAGTTCCGTTCAAGCGGTGCGCGGTATCGCGGAACAGGTCGAACTGGCAGTCGAAGCCCACGCTGTAGCCCTTGGTGCCCCACACTGGGCAGCCGTACACCTCCATCTCGGAGGGCGACCACACCTTGCCGATGTCCTGCCAGCTCCAGCTGTTGGAGTCGCTGAGCGCGCCGCTCGCGCTGTAACGCTCCTCAAGCAGCACGCGCTGGGTGAGCAGGTACTTGGTCAGCCCCTCGGGCAGGCACGCCTCGAACAGCTTCTCCCACGCCTTGAGGTTGCTGTTCAGGTACGGGTTCTTCACGTCTGCGGTGCCCTGGTTGGTGTTCGCAGTGTTCCACATCAGGTAGCTGTCGTTGGCCACGCCGGTGACGGTCTTGGCCACGGCGACGGGCGCGGACGCGATGAACGCGATGTGGTGGCCCTTGGCGCTGTCGCCGCACTGGTAGTACGGGTCGAAGTGCGCAAGCAGGAAGCGCACGGACTGCTGGGCCGCCACGTTTGACGCGCTCACGAGCGGCACGTCGATGTAGTCGCCCACGCGCATGCCGCTGAAGTTCGCGGCCTGCACGCGCTTGTGCAGCGCGTCGTAAATCGTGGTGGAGCCGGACACCTCGCCCGCGAGCAGCGTCGCGAGCGACTGGCCCGGGTACTTGCCGATCAGGCCCTGTCGGTTGTATTCGGCGTTGTTGAGCGCCGTGGTGGCGCTGTTGCGGGCCAGGGAGTCGATGATCTCGTGGCTCACCCCGTTGACGTTGAAGCGCTCGGCATTTACGTTTGCCATTCGTTTTCCTTTCTATGCGAGCACGATGGTCGTGCCTGATACCGTGCAGGAGGAGCCGAGTCTCACGGTTCCATCCTCGAACGTTGCCTTTGAAGACGGCGCGTACACCGTGCCGTCCATGAACACGAACTTGCCGCTCGACTCGGCGAGCATGTTTGCCAGGATCGCGTTCTGCTCGCGCAGCGCCGCGATATCCGAATCGCCCGCAATTCCTTGCGCAACGGAGTTGGCGATTTGCAACGCCTGGCTGGCCGCCGCGTCAGCACGCGATGCCGCGCCGTTTGCTGCCGAGGTCGCGTTGCTCGATGCCTGTTGGTCGGCGACATGCTCGTCATGGCGCTGGCTTTCAGCCTTTTTGCGTTCGGTCTCGGCGACCGATCGGCTCGTCTCGTTGTTCTGGCGCGTGATTTCGGCATTCCTTCGCGCGGTCTCGTTGTCCTGGCGGGTGGTTTCCGCGTTCTTGCGCGACGTCTCGTTGTTCTGTCGGGTGGTCTCGTTGTTGTTACGGGTGGTCTCAGCCGTTTTCCGCACGTTTTCGTTTGACATGCGCGTTTTCTCGGCTGTTTCAGCTCTTTCCGTCATGGTCTTGCAGTTGGCGGCTGCCGTCTTCGCCTCCTCTGCCGCCTCCACGGCGATCGTTGACTCTATGCGGAAAATCGAGCCATCGGTCGTTCTCACGCGGTCGATGTTGCCGTTCTCGTTGAGGATGAACGCCGCGATCTGCGTTTCGTCTGCCATCGCACCTCCTCTACTTCGCGATGATTCCGGTTACTATGGCCTGCGGCCCGATCGTCTCGACGATGCAGCGGTCGCCTGCCTTGGCGCTTGAGCAGCCAGTGGTCATCGGCAGGCCGGAAAGCGTGGCCCCCGACATCGAGACGGTGACCTTCGCGCTGGACACCGACTTGACCGTGGCGAAGCCCATGGAATGGCCCGAGCCGCCTTTCGGAGTGAAAAGCTCGGCGAGCATATCGCCCGCGTTGCTTAGGTCGTTAACGTTCAAAGCGTCTCATCTCCAATTCCATCGGGCATCCTCCCACGAGGGTGAGAGTCTGCTTCCTGATCGCGAAGTTCCCGCTGATACCTTCGCTTGGCCAGCGCACGTCGATAACATCGGAAATGCCGACGGGCGCGTAGATGTGCGTGGCCGTCACGCGGTGGATGGCCGATTGCTCTGTGGCGAGCAAGCTTTGCGCCTCGGCATTTGCGTTTGCCTGCCTTTCCGCCGCAGTGCTTCCGGGCGGAAGCTCGCTTCTCGTATACGAGACAGCCTTGCGCCAGCCACGGCGGACGGTCGAGTACTCGCTGCTCGGATTGGAGTCGATGGCCGTGCCGCGTATGCTTTCCTCGCTCGTCGAGTAGTCGACGTGGACGACGTTCGCTACCTTCGACTTGTCGAACTCCTCGGTGCCGTCGTCGACAAAGCGTGCTTCTTTGCCCTCTTCCATGACCATGGACGGCGCTCGCTTGTCCGGCTCGATGTACTTTCGCAGCAGCACCCGGCCCAGCGGGTCGCACGAAGCGGAGCTGAACCCAGCCGCCGCGAGAAGCGTGTTGACGGCCTTCAGGCGCGTTCGGTAGTTGCTCTCGCCGTTTCCGATCGCGCCGACCACCCACGTTGTCGTGAGCACGAAGTCCGATGGGTCTGCGATGACCTCAAGCCCGACCTCGCGCAGCAGCTTCGCCGCGTAATCTACGGCGTTTGCGCCGGCGGGAATCGACCTCGGCTGGTCGAACTCGTCCTCGTCGACCTCTGCAAGGCGGCCCGAAAGATCCGCTTCGGCTAGCGCCTGGCCAATCGGGCGCTTCGGCGTTGACACTAGGAAGGTTCCAAGAGGCTCAAGGTGAACCGAGCCATCTGGGAACGCTGCCTCAAGGTACACGCGCAAAAGGTCGCTCCCGAGGTCTAGCGTGCCCTTGTAGCTGACCTTGCCCGTCTCGTAGTTGGTGTCAAGGTTGCGCTCGATAGTCCCGCCGTTGCAGATGTTCCTAAGCCGCTCGACGTCTAGGTTCGTCTTGCGGTCTACGCGCATGTAGCGGTAGGACGATGCGAAGCGCTTCTTCCAATCAGGCATTGTTCGGCTCCTCGAATACGTCGTGCTCTATCTTCGCGGATGCCGACCAAAGCCCCGGCGCTTTGAGCGATTCGCTGAACGTCATCGCTCCGAAGGCGCGCTCGCCAGCGAGGCCGCGCCACCATCCCTGCCATTGGCTTCTCATAGCGCGTCGGAAGGCGTCGTGGCCGTCGCGGCGGAAAAGGCACGAGGCGGATGTGGCAAGGTTGCACTCGTCGAGCGGGTACGACATCGGAAGGCCTCCGTTTTCGCCGCCGTCTGCAAAGTGGTAGCTCTTGTAGCTGCGCGACGCAGACGTGGAGTAGTCCGCATCAAGCTCCATCTTGATGAGCGTTGACGCATCCTGGCCGAAATTGAGCGCCATGCAGCTCGCAAGCAGCTTCGCATCGATCTCGGCATATGCAGACGTTCCGTTCGCAGCCGTTCCTGTTGCGCGGTACTTCATGTCCGCATTAAGGGGCGGAACGCGGTCGATCGTCTCCTGGGCATCGAGCAGGCCGCTTACCAGCGTGCTTGAATCATCGTCGTAGATTCGCTCGACGATGAAGCTCTCGCACTTCGATGCGCTGCCAAGCACAAGCTCGTGGCCATCGCACGTGATCGTTCCCAACATGGGAAGCTCGTTGTTGTCCTCGTCGTAGGTCATCGGGCCGATAAGCGTCGTTTCCTCGACGTTGTAGGCTGAAACGCCGTTCTCGACCTTCACGTGGCATGTAAGGTCGTCGCCGTAGGAAACGGTGACCACCGGCGTCGCAGGTTCCGCCCAATGCGTCCTGAAGCGGCGCGTGGCTGTTTTGGAAAGCCCAGAGCCGCCGACGACCGCAAGCGTGAGCATGTAGTCGATGCCGTTTTTGATGGTCGCGTAGCTGCCGAACTGCACGGGCTGCAAGCTCGTGACGTCTGCGGTGGCGACAACTGCGCCGCCGACCTCGGCAAGGGAAAGCGTTGCCTGGGCGATGCCCGTCTCGTCGGACGCGGCCACGCTTACGGTGAGCGGAACCTGGTCGATCAGGATGCCATCGGTGGCGGGCGATGCCACCCAGCACTGCGGGTAGTCGGCGACGACGATCGCCACATATCCAGACCATGCGCCCCAATCGGCATGGAGGCCCTTGGTGCGCACGCGCGCCTTCCAGTTGCCTTTCGCGAGCGCCACGGATGCGCTTTTGGCGGTCGTGTACGACTTGGTGATCGTCTCTGGGCCGCTGAACTCGACCTGCGCGGCGCTCTGCGCCGAGCCGTCCTGATGGTTCGGAACCCATGAGACGGCGACAGCCGTTCCGGTGGGCACAACGGAATCGGCGGTCACCTTCGGGGCGAGCGGCGGCGTGATCGTGGTCACGGAGTTCGACTTGGCCCACGAGGAGGCAAGGCTTCCGCGCTTGGCCCTGACCCTGTACACGACCGTTCCCGCAGGAGCGGCCTTGTCGTGCAGGTCGAGCCAGGCAGGGTCTTCGCCCTCGGTGCTGGCCGTTATGGCCGACCACGTGCTGCCGTTGTCCGTGGAGCGCTGGACGTCCCATGCTGTGGCATACGCCCAAGCCCCGTAGACGCGAAGCGTCACCTCGGCGGCTCCCGCCTTGACGGCCTCCACGCGCGATGGCGCGGAGGGCGTGGTGTAGGCGGTTCCGCACGAGACGTGCGTGGAGTTGCCGCCAGGGCCGTGGGCGCAGAGGCGGTACTCGTACTTATGGCCGGGCTTCGTCGAGTTGTCGGTGTAGTTGGTCACGTCCCAAGAGACGTCGGCGATGTTGACCCACGAGCCGTCGTCGGTACGCCGGTCGACGTACACGCCAGCCCAAGGGTATGCGCCGTCCATGCCCGTGTAATCGACGTCCCACGTGATCTTGTGCGAGGTGTCGGAAACGCGAGCAAGCTTCGGATTCCTGGGCGGATGCGGCTGCGAGTACCCGCGCTGGGGAATCCAAGCGTACTCCGTCGCCCAAGCGTCGCCGCCCGCGCTGCCGTAGTAGTTGTTGTACGTCTTGCCGTAGACGTGGATCTGCACGGCGCAGTTCCAACCGCTAGCCCCGCGCCCGACGTCCACGGTGAAGGTCACGGAGTCGCGCGTGGCCCAGTTGCCATAGTTGTTGAGCAGCACGTCGCGCGACCTGTAGGTGGTGCCGTTGACGATCACGTCATAGTGCGTGCCGTACTGCGCGGCGTACTTGTCTTCGAGCGCGGCGGTGACTGTGATGCGCGAGGTGGTGTCATTGACGGTGTTCACCGCATCGACCGAGATGTAGCCGCAATACCAGCGGTTGAGCCCCGCGATCTGGATCTCTCTTGTATAGGTTCCCACGTCTACCTCCTCGCCGTGGAAGAGCGGCGTGCGGCGGATACCAGCACGTCGATGGCGTTAGCCACCGCGATGTCTGCGTCTGCCGTGTTGCCGTCGATGGTCATGTAATAGGTGTCGCCGCCGGCCACCGCTCCGACTGCGGCTGCGGCTCCGGTCTCGTAGGTGACATCAGGCCCGCCGAACGACATGCTCAGCTCGTCGGCGAAGCCCGAAACGGTGTCCTTCACGCCCTCGAAGCGCTTCTTGAGGCCCGTTTCGAGCGACTGCATGATCCAGCCGCCGTTGGGGATCAGGAGCCTCAAGTCCTTGCGCTTCGGGCCTTTCAGGCTCGCGATCGTTCCGGCGATGCCGGACACGAAGTCGTAGACGCCGCCGATGGTCGACTTGATGCCGTTGAGCAGGCCGCTCACGATGGAGCTGCCGGCGCTGTAGAGCAGCGAGCCGAGGTTGCCGAGTGCGCCGACGATGCGCCCGGGGATCGAGGAAACGAAGCTCACCACGGAGTTGATGCCGCTCGAAACGCCGTTGGTGATCCCGCTCCAAGCGTTGTTGAGGACGCTCTGCACGGTGCTCCACGCCGAGCTCCAAAGGCCCTGCACGGTCGAGAGCCCGCTTGAGATGAACGACTTGACGTTGCTTATGCCGCCCTGCACGACGGACTTGATCGTGTTCCAGAGGTTCGCCAACCAACCGCCGATCGCCGACCAGATGGAATCCCAGACGCTTTGGATCAGAGCAAGGCCGTTCGTGATGACCGCCTGGATGAATGCGACGCCGCCGTTGACGATGTTCTCGATGATGGCCCACACGCTCGAAGCGAGCGCCTGGATGCCGTTCCACACGCTGCCCCAGTCCTGGTTGATGATGCCGAGGACGATCGTCACGATCGCCTGGATGGCGTTCATCGCCGCCGTAACGATTGCAGAGATGTACGGCCAGACGGCATCGATAACGGCCTGGATGGCGGCCATGGTTGAGCTGAAGATCTCGACCATGACGGGCAGAACCGTGCTGATTATCGTCTGGATCACCGTCAGAACGCCGGTGATGACCTCTTGGATAACGGGCATGTTGGCCGTTATGAGGTCGGTAACCTGCTGGATAATCGGGCAGAGCGTCGTCGTTATCACGAGCGCGATCTGGCCCACCGCGTCGATGATCGTGCTGATGATCGGCACGAGTCCCGATACGATGGTGGCGATCACGGGGGCCACGGCAGCCACCAGACCGCCGAGCGCGAGCGCGAAGCTGTTCACGACGATAACGGCGGCGGCGAAGAGGCCTTGGAGCGGCTCGGCAAGCCCGGTGAGCGACTGGAACGCGGGGGCAAGCGACGAGGCGATGCTGGATGCAAGCCCGATGATCTGGTTTCGGAACGCCTCGTTGGTGGCCATGCTGTAGGCGAAGATTGCCGCAACTGCGGTTATGGCGGCAACGGCAACGGCAGCAGGTGCGCTCAACGCCGCAAAGCCTGTGGCAACACCCTTGATCGCTGGGATAATCCCGCCCGTGAGCGAGTTCGCCAAAGCTCCGAGAACTGGGATCTGACCGATAAGCCCGCCGAGGGATACGGCAGCGAGCGCCGCAAGAGCAGCGGCGGCAACTTGTCCGCCCGTCCCAAGTTGCGAGAGGTCGACGCCCTTGATCTTCTCGGCCAGCCCGTCGAGCCACGTGCACAGCTTCTCGACGGCCCCGCCCGTGCGGGTCAGGTTGCCCTGGGCGTCGTAGGTGACGCCCAGGAACTCGCCGAAAGCCGTGGAAAGCGGCTTGAGGGCCGCGCGGCACGAGTTGAGAACCCCGCGGATGGAGTTGAACACGGGGATGGCGGAGTCCTTGAGCGGTGTCATCCAGTCCTGGCCGATCTTGGAAAGCGCCGCCTTCATGTTCGCCATGGAGCCGGTGAACGACTCGTTGGCTGCTTTTGCGGAATCGCCGAAAGACGCGTACATGGCGTCGGAGAACGTCTGGAAGTCGATCTTGCCGGCTGTGACCATCTTGGAAACCTCGTCGGAGGACTTGCCGAGATAGGTCGATAGCACGGAGATCGCATTGATGCCTCGGTCTGTGAACTGGGCCACCTGCTCGCCCGAGAGCTTGCCGTTGGCGGCAACCTTTGCCCAGATCGACGAGAGGTCGCCGAGGTCTTGAGAGAACGTTGCGGCGGTGCCGACGCAGCCGTTGAGGGCCTTTTCCATGTCGGAGCCTGCCGCAACGCCGGAAGCCGCCAGCTGAGCCGCAGCCGTCGCTGCTGTGTCGAAGCCGAAGGCGGTCCCATCTACGGAATCTTGGATTGTCTGGTAGAAGTCGCCCCATTCGAGCTTCATGCCCTTGAACATGGCCTGCGCCTTCTCGATGTTGAGGGCGCGGCTCATGCCGCCCGTGGCGGCTAGCGTGGTGACGCCTGCGGTCACCGTGCCGATCGCGGTGGCGATGGACTTGCCAACGCTGCCGAAGCTTGAGGCGAAGAAGCCGGCAACCTGCGAGCCTACGGACTTGGCGGTGTCCTTGAGGCCGCTGAGCTTGGAGGCGGACTTGTCGAGGCCGCCGTCCATGTTGGAGCCGTCGTAGGTTCCCTTTGCGGATAGAACGTAATCAGCCATTCGGTTTCGCACCTCCCCATGGCGTCCAAGGCGGGTTCTTGCGGTATTGCCCCTTCAGGGCGTCGATCTCGGCGTGGGTGAAGTCCGTCTCGCGGAACTCGCCGTTGCGCTTCTGCCAGAGCTTGTAGGTCTTCTTGGAAAGGCAGTTGGCTACGGCGACCTGAACCGCATCCTTGAGCAGGTTGGAGTCGCGAACCGTCGCGGTCTCAAGCTCCTTGCGCACGAACATGAGCTGGACGGGCGTGTGCTGGGCGTACTGCTCGTAGTCCCAGCCGAGACGCGCGGCGAAGAACGCGAAATCGGCCTCCCTGTGGAACAGGGCGGCGTCTTCGGCATCCTCGCCGCGCTTTTGAACGGTCTTGAAGTACTCGAATCCCGTTAGGCGAGTGAGAGCGCGTTCCCTGCGCCCATGAATAAAAAAGCGCAGTCGCGCTGAAGGGCCAGCATCACGGCCTGGTACACGGCGGGGTAGCCGTTGGCCTCGATCAGCTTATTGACGATCTCCTCTCCCTTGTTCGGGATGAAGTAGCCGCCGCCCACGAGCTTCAGGCCGTAGCCGGCGATGGCGGAAAGCTCCTTGAACGTGAACATGCCGTCGTTCTTGTAGAAAGAGGCGATGATGGGTGTGTGGCGCTCCTCGTAGAGGTCGATGCGCTTTCGCGTGAAGGCGATCTCGCACTCGCGCCCCTTGACGGTGAACGTTGCGCGCTCCATCTCTTCGATGTCCTGCTCAAGCTCTCCCTTGAACTCCTCCTTGACGGAATCTTCGAGGGCGTCTTCCAGCTCCTCGTCGGACTCGTTGCCCTCGATGAACTCGTCGAAATCCTTCTCTTCTGCCATTCGTGTGCTCCTTAGTCGTTGGTGACGGTCACGGTCGCTGCGGTGATCTGGTCTTCGGTCGCGGTCTCGTAGAGCCACGGCTTGCCGGAGCCTTGGAACTCCATGGAATAGGTGGTGTTGTCGTCGTTCGGCGCCTCGAAGGTGTCGGAGGTGACGATCGCCAGGCCCATGCGCAGGGGGACGTACTTGGTGTTCGCGGTGGAGCGGATGCGCTTGCAGATCTTCAGGCAGAGGTAGGTGCCGTCGGCGAGCGCCTTGGCGACCATCTTCGTGGCCTCGTCGTCGGGCGAGTAGAGGCCGTCGATGGACGCGTCCCAGTCCTTGTTGCTGGCGAAGCGCAGCTTCCAACCGCCGATGGCGTCGTCTTTGGTGGCCGCCTCGGTGGTGTCCTGGTTGAGGTTGAAGGAAAGCCCCTGCTGTCCCGCCACGGCCAGAAGGTTCGCGCCCGTGCTGTCTGTCACGAGCGCCACGATGTCGTTGCCGTTGAGCGCCTTTGCGGTGGCGGAGTCGAAGTCGCACCCAACGAGCTTGTTGTCGGTAACGGAAGCCATTGCGGCCCCTTTCTCGTTATTTGACGCGGAGGCCGTAGCAAACGCGGAAGGTTACCCCCACGATCGCGTGCCCCTCGTCGGTTTCGTCTTTCTTGAGCGTCTGCACGCCGTCGAAGGTCGTGCGGTATAGGGAGAACGGCTCGGGCAGCTCGAACCCGTCCGCAAGCGCCTGCTCAAGGCGCTGGATCATGCCGAGAACCTTCGCGTTGCTGTACGGGCGCACAGGCTCGCTTATGCAGTGAACCCACACGCTGATCGCGTCGATGTACATGGTCTTGGTGTTCTCTGGCTGCGTGCTCTGAAGCTCCACGCTGTATAGCGGAGAAGCCCTGTTTTCGGGGCTGTCGTAGCATTTCGTGCCGGTGCCCTGCTCGATCGCGTCAATGAGGCAACCGAGAAACACGGCCAGGCTTAGGCGCTGCACTGCTCGCGGCATCGTTCCTCCTTAGAGCTTCTTCAGCTGGTCGATCAGGTCTTGTTGGAAAATCGGGCGCTGCGTGTCCACGTTCCGCTTGAGGAACCGCTGACCCTGCACATAGCCGCCGCTCACGGTTCTATGGCCGTACTCGACGTGCGGCGCATAGCTTTTCGTGTAGCCAACGGTGTCTCCCGAGTGGCCCAGCGACATGCGCAGCTCGCCGTGCGGCCCGCCAGGCCTGGTCTTCTCGGTCGATACGGGCGTTCCGCCGTCGGCTTTGCCGCGATTGAAGATCTGGGCCATGTTCTTCGTGATGACCGCATCGAAGCGCACGGAGGAAAGCCGCTTCAGCTTTCCCGCGAGGTCGTTCACGTCTTGGATCACAAAACCCATGGCTTGAACCCCTTCACGGTGAGAACGGTCGTATCGCCGTCCGCTGATACGTTCGCCAACTCGTAGGCGTGGCCCTTCACCTCGACCGCGCACACTTCGCCGAAGTCTGCTGCGGGCCTCTTGGTGAGCAGGGAGCGGGTAACGCCGTCGTAAGCGTTGCCCGTGTTGTCTGCCTTGACCTTGTGCCACGGGCCTACGCGCACGAAGAAGCCGAAGGCTGGCACCTCGGAGCACGTGGGGTTGTGCAGCTCGTCGGTGCCCGTCTGCTCGCGTTTGATAGCAGCCGCCCTGTACCACCTCATCGCCGCGCCCCCATGAACTTGATGCCCTTGGGGTGGCAGGCGTCGCGCAGGGCCTCGATGTCGGCGGAATAGGCGGAAAGCACGTCATCAACGAAGGAGTTGGACATGCTGCCGCCATCCGATGCCGATTCGGAGGTGCTGCCCTCGTAGCCGCGCAGGCGCAGGGCCTTGATCGCCGCATCCACGGCGATCGACTCGGCGAGGCGCGGCAGCTCGGCCACCTTGAGGCGGATGCACAGGCGGTCTGATACCGTCGCGATCATCTCCTCGATAACGGCGTCTGCTGGCACCGCCTCGTCTTCCAGGTAACGCGCCTTTACGCGGTCTACGAGGGATGCCATGGCTAGCCCTCTACCGGGCGATCGCCGTTTTCGAGCGCCTGCTCGGAGGTCGTATCGATGGTGGCGATGATGTGGCCGTAGACGTTGGGAAGCACGGGGATGAACAGGCCGGAGGCCTTAGTCCACGTGGCAACCGGGTCTTGTGTGTCCCAGCGAACGCAGGTGACGTACTGCTCCTGGCGCTTCTCGTCGAACGCGTCGCCCTGCTCAAGCTCCTCGGGAGTGACGCCCCAAAGGCCCGTGCCGACGGAGCCGTCGTAACCGACGGAGCACATGACGAACTTGTCCTCGGGGAAGAAGCGGCCCTGGGATACCTTCATGGCGTCGGCGGCGGTGTCGATCACGCCGTAGCGCTCCTCGTCGATGTTCAGCGTGAGGCCGTTGAACTGCTGCGCGAGCAGGTTGTTGACCTGCGCGAGGCTCGGCAGGATGCCGGCGCCGTTGATGCCGAAGATCGCCTTCTGCACGGCTGCGTTGCGCTGGATAAGGGAGAACACCTTCTTGGAGGTGATCGCAACGGTGGGGGTCTGGCCCTTGCCGTTGGCGATGGTCACCCACTTGTCGATGTCGCCGATGATGTCGGCGTCGGCGACGGCCCACTTGGTGGCTACCTTCTGGTCGCTGGGGACGCCGAAATCGACCTCCATGGACGCGTTGTTCTCGTTGATGGTCATCTTGCCTGTGGAAAGGGCCTCCATCTTGGCCTTCTCGACACGCGCCACGACGGACTCGGCCATGCGGGCAACGTCATCGAAGCAGTAGCGGCGCACGGAGTCCATCTGCATGTCGAGGCCGCGCGTGACGAGGCGCAGGCGCTCGGTGAGGTTGATCTTCTCCTTGATGAGCAGCTGCTCGGTGACGACGCGCTCGAACGGAACGCGGGAGGCGATGTGCGCCTCGGTGTCGAAGCCGTGGATCATTGCCACGGTGGGAAGGTTGCCGTTCTCCACGATGCGGGAGTACTCGGCCTCGATGTACTGGGTCTTTTGATCCGGGAACAGTCGGGAGCCGAGATAGTTTCGCTGGACGGTGAAGCCCTGCGAGAAGTCGAGCATGTCGCGCTCGGTGATAAGCTCGGAAATGGGACGCATCTAAGCTGCTCCTTTCTTACACGAGGTAGAGGCCTGCGGCGGCGAAGTCCGCCTTCTTGGCCTTGGCCTCGGTGGATACCTTGTCGGCCTTGAGTCGGCCCTGGAAGATTACGGCGGCGGGGCACTTGTCGGTGTCCGTCATGTCGTAGTCCTCAAGGAACACGCCGAACTCGTCGGTGCCGGTGAACAGCGCACCGGCCTTGATGATCTTGCGACCGTCTACCTCCTTGGCCATGGCCTGGGTAGCGGTTCGCGTCTTGGCGACGATGCCCACCTCGGAATCGAGGATGCTTTCGGACTCGCCGTAGGTGAACGCCTTATTGAGCGCCATCTTTCTTTCCTCCGTTCATTCGGTTGCTGTATGCGGCTGCGAAGCTAGCGCCGAAGGACTGGGGCTTGCCCTCGCTGCCCGCCTTGGGGGGCTGGCGTTTGAGCGCTTCCTGCACTGCGGCGTCTACCGCCTTGGGGAAAAGCTCCTTGATCTTGGAGATCGCGGCGTTGGTGTCGTCCGCCTTCTCCGTCACGAACATGGAAAGAAGCTCGTCGCCGAGGTCGATGCCTGCGGCCTTCAGCTCGGAACGCGCAACGCCCATCTGCTCGGACAGGTTGATGCGGCGCTCAAGCGCAGCCTTCTCAGCGTTGGCCTTCTCAAGCGCGTACTGCGCGCGCTGCAAGTCGTTCATGCCCGCAAGCTTCTCGGCCTCGCTGCGCTTGTCGTCGGCCTCCTGCTTGATCTGCTCGCGGATCTGCTTCTCGATCTGCGCGCGCTCGCGGGAGATGCGCTTCTTGACGATCTCGTCAACGTCGGCGTCGGTGTAGGTATTGCCCTTCGGCTTGGGCTTGCTTCCCTTGGCCTCGGGGTCTTCGCCCGCGCCTTGCTGGCCGTCCTCGGGGTCTGCGCCCTCGGTGCCAGACTCCTCGCCAGCGCCCTCGGTGCCCTCGTTGCCGCCTTGCTGCGGCGGCGTGAGGTTTCCGCCCGCTACTCCTGCGAACTTCTGTCGGTTTCCGTCCTTTGCCATTCTTCGCACCCTCCATAAGGTTTCTCGTGGCTCATGCCTGCACGTTTTCCGTAGCTTTTAGCGGGTTCCACGCCTGCCCGAACCGTGGCTTTTAACGACCTCAACGCTCGGTCGGTCTTTGACCATGCGAGTGTCCTTCATGCGTGAGATTCGCCCGTCAGGCGGGTTCCAGGATGTCCTCAAGGCGTTCAAGCGTGGGCATCTCAAGCAGGCGCATGACCTCGCGCCCGCCGTCGGTTACAACGATCATGGGAACGCGGGTGATGCGCTCGGCGTTGTTCAGCCGCTCCATGAGGCCGTCCCACGCCTCGTGAACCCTCACGCGGCCTGGGTACTCCTCGGAAAGCGGGTCTATGACCGCTCGGCGGTACGCCTCGCATGACGGGCACCCCGCGCGGGTGATGTATTCGATCTCCATGGCTGCTCCTTTGCGGCAAAAGAAAAGGCCCCCGTGTTGGGGGCCTCGATTGTGCCGTTGAGGTGAGATGCCTATTCGGTTGTGGTTTGTTCTGTCAGCGGTGCAGCGCCTTGTCGCGCTTCATCATGATCGCCTCGGCCTCTTCCTGGGTGATCTCGTCGAGCCACAGGTCGCCGCTCTGCGTGCCGAACACCTCGGTGTCGAACACCCAGCGCCCGAGCGTGAAATCGTAGGTCTCGCACACCCGCTGTTCCGCATCGAAGCGCGATACGCGCCTGCGGGAGTCGTCGGTGTAGTAAATCATTTGCGAACCTCCTCGATGTTCGGCGGCGTCTTTATCTTCGCGGCGTTGTCGGCCATCTCGCGGCGAAGCTCCCACTTGCGCTCAAGCGGGGTGTCCTCCAATCGCTCCTCCTCGTAGAGCGCGTGGTTGCGCTCCTTCACGTCGAGGCTCTGCCTGGTGTGGAACTGAAGCTCGAACTTGAAGCCGTCGGGCGTTTCGAACTGCGTGTTGACGCCACGGTAAGCGCTCGATGCGTCGCCGAGCGTGTTCTTGACCTTCACCACAGTATAGCCCGCCTTCTCAAGCGCTCGCCTGATTCGCGCGAACTCGTCAGCGAACGACTCGACTGACAGCACGTATGTGTAGCGCAGCACGTCGTTGATGCCGTCCGATGCCTCCTTCTCGCTCACATCGAGCTTGTGCGAGTCGGTGCGGATCTTCCGCGCCAACGACTGCTGGCCCTTGAGCCTGAAATCAAGACCCGCCAGCGTGGAGCCGGCGCGTTGCAGCGATTCGAGCAGCGACGTGGTGGCAGGCTCACGAACCATCGCGTTCGACCGCAGCGTCATTGCATGCGTCGCGGAATCGCCGCCGCGCTTGGCAACGTAATCGTCTATCCACTTGTCCCAGTCGGCCACCTCAAGGGTGTACGAGCAGCGGCACCACGGGTGCATCGGCGGGAAGTTCGTGCCGGGCATGCGATCGGAGAACTTAGCCGGGTGCTGCTTCTGGTAGGCCTCAAGCTCGCGGCACACCTCGCAGGCCCTGCCGTCGTGGATGCACGACAGCGCGTAGCTGTCGAACTCCGACTCGTGCACGCGGGCCTGCGCCTCGTTGAAAAGGTACGTGCCCTCGGTGTACACGAGCCTCATGGCGGTTTTCGCGCCGCTGTGGTTGAGCCTCTGGCGAAGCTCGCGCGAGATCTCGTCATATGAGACGCCTCGCGCGATCAGCTTCGAGAAGTCGTCGTTGAGGTAGCTTGCCAGCTTCTCGCGGTTGGCCCAGATGTTGGCCGAGAAGTCGCCGCTCGCCGCCCAGGCAGCGCCCACCGTGGCGCGCACCACCTCGGAGTCGTAGCGGTAGAACTCCTTGCCGAAGCCAAGCTCCTCGGCGGCGATGTTGGCGGCACGCCGCGCCTGCTCCTCGAAGTGCCTGCGGAACTCCTCTTGCTCGATCGCGCCGATCTCTAGCTGCTGCAAGCGTATCTGCATCTGGATCGCCTCAAGCTCGTTCAGGCGGTAGATGCTCTCGCGCACGGGCATGAGGTCGGCGTAACGTGGATACTTCTTGGCGAACTCGTCCATGCGCTCCATGAGAAGCGTGCGGTCTTCCGCGCTGATGGATTGCAGCAGGCGGCGGTACTCGATCACCTTATCCTCGCCGTACTTGGCGTAGTAGGCCGCGATCATGCGGTCGAGCTTCGCCGCCTCGGATGCATAGACCTTTGAAAGGCGCTTCGCAAGGTCGGCCTCGTCCTTGGTCAGCTGCTGCAAGAACTCGTCGCGCCGCTCGCGCCAGTACTCGTCGCTCGGCTTACTCATTGGAAAGCAGCAGCTCGATGATCTTGTCCTTGGTGGCGTTCTTCGGGATCTTCACGCCGCTGTTGCGGGCAAGCTCGCGCAGATCGTTGAGCTTCATGCGGCCAAGCTCGCCGCTGTCCTCGGGCTGCTTCTCCTCGGCTTCTGCTCCCAGCGGCTGTTCGCCTGCATCGGTGGCCTCCTGGTCATCGTGCTGCTCCTCTGGCGCTGCCTCGGGCTGCTTGATGCTGTACGTGGCCGCGCCCACGAGGCTGTAGACGCTCACCAGGTCTTCGCGCACGTAGCCGCCCATTGTCAGCTCTACCCAGCCGTCGGCGATCGACTCCACGCGCGCCGCCGTCATGTCTCCCATGGTGCCGATGATCTCTCCGCCCGGCTCCTCGCGGATGGCAAGCTGCTTGCCTCGGCTATAGGTCGCTACCTTCATCGTTGGTTCCTTCCTCCTGGTTGGTTTCGATCGTTCGGTTGGTGGGGTAGCCGTCGCTCACCGCGTTGGCCTTCTCCTCCTGCTCGTCGCGCTTGCGCTGCATCTCGGCCTTGGGGTCGCTCACGCAGGAGAGCACGGAAAGCTGCGTCTCCTCGGACACGATGCCCGAGAGCTGCCCGGCCACCGATGCCTCGCTCTGCAAGTCGTCGGGCATGTTGCGGTGCATGGCCACGTCGACCATCTGCCAGTCGTCGCCGCTGAAGCCCTGGCTCAACGGGTACGCGGCAAGCAGCTTCAGGCGCTCCTGCACGCCGCGCTTGAACTTGCGGTCTTTCTTGCGGGCGAGGTTGCTCATGGGCATCATGCGCATCTTGAGCGCTATGCCCGATGCGGTGACGAAGCTGTCCGACGTGATGTCGGGCACCATCGCCATCTTGAAGATCAGCTGCTCAAGGCGGTTGATAAGGTTCTCCTGCACGGAGTCGGCGTTGGGTTTCGCAAGGAACACCACGTCGAGGCCTTCCATGGACTCGCCGTAGAGGTTGATCACCTTGTTCTCGCGGATGTTCACCAGCTCGTCATCGTCAAGCTCCTTGCCCTTGACCACGAGGTAGCAGTCGCTGAAGTACTCCACGTCGTTCGCCTTCTCGGAGAGCACCGCGTTGTACTGCTCGACCATGGAAAGCACGCCCTCGTAGAGGCCGCGCCCCTTGGTGTTCTGTCGGAAGTCGACGGCGGGCACGCTGCCGAAGCTGTGGCTCTCGGCCTCGCCGAACTCCAAGCCGCCCTCGCCGCGCCTGAACGGCACGACCTCGCGGGCATCGGAATAGCTGCCCTTGATCGCGCCGTCGTCGCCGTAGAACCAGCGGACGAAGAACAGGGGGCGTTTTAGAACCGAGTCGTCGTAGACCATGAACGAGGTGAGCGGCGAGACCGCGATCGAGCGCGGCAGGCCGTCCTCGTCTTGGTAGAGCATTTCGTAGGCATGGCCGAACTTCGACGCCATCTCCGACAATTCAGCGTCCACGTCCTCCTGGAAGTTTCTCGCCGTATAGTCGGCGATGAACGCCTCCACGGCCTTCTTGCGCCCATCGTCGTCGCCCTTGACCGAAAGCGTCATGGGCACGCCGATGTAGTAGCCCTCGAACGTGTCCGTGATGGTGTAGCAGAAGTCCGCCGAGAGGCGGTTGTTCGGCTTGTAGCCGGGCTTCTTGCGCCATGATCGGTCGAAGATCGCGTAGTGCGTGTCGTACACCTTGTCCAGGTATTCGTAGCGCGGCTTGTGGTCTTGCTCGAACTCGTCAACCAGGCGCTGAAGCAGCTCCTCGGTCATCTCGGTCCCGGCGGGCAGGCGGAAGTCGTCCGTGGACGGCTCGCGCTGCATCTGGTCGTAGTAGAAAGAATGGAACTCGTGGCTCAAATCAGATTCCCCCCTTGAAGGTCTTGATGCCTGGTCGGTTCTCCCATTGCCTGATCGCTGACGCCAGGGAGTCGGGCATGTCGTCGTGCGCGGCGTTCTCGTTGTAGTCGAGCACCTGGTTCAGCGCATCGGCATCCAGCGGGTACTCGTCGCAGTCGAGGAAGCGCACGTTCTGCCACTCGCTGCGCAGGTGCGTGCTGATCTTCAGGTACTTGTTCTCCTTCTCCTGGTATCCCACGCACGGCCTGCCGCGCTTTAGGATGCCCTTGCGCAGGTACCCCTTGTCGGCGTTCATCTCGCAGTGGATCGAGCCGATGCGCAAGGCCTTGCAAAGCCCGATGATCTCGTCCAGGCAGTCGTCCACGTGCTTGTGCCACATGCGGACGAGGCAGTACCAGATGCCGCCCCTGTTGCATATGGCCGTGAAGGCCGTGAAGTCCGCGCCTCCGTAGCTCGCGTCGATGTGGCCAATGCCGTCTCGCAGAAGCTCCGGCTCCTTGAAGAACTTGGCGTTGGTGAACATGGCGTCCTCGTCGGCGATGTGCTTCAGCTCGTAGTTGGCGGCGAACAGCGACGGGGACATGCTTTCCCGCACCTTCTCGATCTCCTCGCGGCTCATGAGGCCCGTCTGCCAGCAGTCCCAGCGGCGGATGTTCGGCATCAGCTGGAACGCGTCGTCCTTGTGCCACGGCGTGCCAGTGTTGAAGATGCGCCCGCCACGGTTTCGGATGTTCTGCAACTCCTGGTAGATCAGCTTGATGCGCTCGCGCTCCGCCGCCGACACGCGATCCTTCACGTTCACGATGTCGTCCGTGAACACGCGGTCTGCGTGCTTGCCGGTCAGCGAGCCGCCGCATCCTAGGCCAAGAAGCTGCGGAGCGCCCGACACGCCCTGCTTGAGATTGGTGGATACAGACGACTGCGTGGCCCTCGTAAGCTCAAGCTCCACGCCGTAGAGCATGCGCACGAGGCCTCGGAAGTAGTCGGTTTGCAGCACGTTGGCCGTTGCCGCCATGACCTCCGCCACGTCGTCGTCCGTCTTGCGCAGGAACATGGATCGCATGCCGGGGAACAGCACGATGATGAACGCGAACGAGATGCCTAGGCACGTGGTCTTGAAGCTGCCTCGGTGCGCCTGGATCGTCTCGTCGTCGGTGCCGAAAACCATGTCCTTGATCCACTCGTTGTGCAGAGACGTCAGCTTGTCGAACCCGAGGCGCACGGCTATGTCCACGGGGCAGTCGTACACCAGGTCGATGAGGTCAGCCCTTGTCGGCATTGCGCTTCGCCTCGATGAGCTTGCCGATCTCGTCGCAAGCGGCCCCGATGTCGGCGGATACCTCGATTTGCTCCACGGGCTTCTCGCCTGCGGTGTCGCGCAGGAACTGGATGGCGGCTATGTCGCCGCGCATCGCCTTCTTGGCTACCTTGAGGATCGAGATCTCTGAAACCGTGAGCTTGCGGTCGGGGTAGTCCTCGAAGCTCAGGCCCTCCAAGTCGTCGAGCTGCGCGTCCGTTCCCTCGAACGGCATGTGCAGCACGATCTTGGCGATCTCCTGCATCTGCTTCTTCTCGCGGCGCTTCTTCGCCGCAGCCTTGCCGGCCTTCGAAGCCGCAGCCTTGCGCTGCTCTGCCGTCTGGTCTCTCTTGGGCTTGATGAGGTTCTGGTCGTTCACGGCGATCAGTCCTCGAACGTGAGGCCCATGAAGGCCAGGCGCTTGTGAAGCTCGGCCAGCGCCCCGAAGTCGTTTGAGCCGTAGACGAGGGCGTGGACGATGGCCGTGTCCATGACGTACTGCCACTGGCGGTCGTCCCAATGGTCGCTGCAACGGTTTGAGCGCCACGCCTCGAACCATTCAACGGTCTCCTTGGGCCAGTCGGTGTCCTCGGGCAGCGTGGGCTTGTCCTTCTTCGCGGCCATTTCAGCTCCTCTCTATCGGTTGTCGTTTTCAGATGGAAAGGGCGCAACGGCCAGCGCTGCGCCCGGGTGCCCCTGCTAGTAGGAGGAGCGGCCAGAAGAGCTGCCACGGCTGCGGCTGAACGCAGAGCGGACTCGGTTGGCGATGTTGCCTGCTGCGGCACGGATGCGACCGAACATGCCTGCCTCCTCTCGTTTTCGGGAACAAAAAAGGCGACCCGTAGGTCGCCTTAGATTTTCCTATGCGCGTGAGATTGGCCTATTCGCCCATGGCCTCAAGGATCTTCGAGCCGTCCATGTACAGGTCGCCGTACTTTGCCAACGCGTACTCCCTAATGAAGCTCTCAAGGTCGTCCGAATCGCGGAACACGCAAACCACGTGGTAGGCGCTGCTCCAAACGTTCTCGTAATAGGGCCTCACCTCGATCGCCTGGAACGCCTTGAGGATGGCGTTCGCCTCGGCGAAGCTGTCCGCTTCGAGGTCTCCCGTAGGCTCGATGCCGGCAAGCGGGTTCGGCACCGGCGTGCCCTTCTGCTCCTTCGGCTTGAACTGCCGCTTGTTCTGCAAGCCGATGCGCTCGGTGAACACGGGGCGGATGACGTCGCCGTAAGTCCAGCCGTACTCGTCGGCCTTCACCAGGCTGGCGAACTTGTCCCTATCGGCCTGGTCGTGGAAGCAGAAGCAGATCCAGAAACCGGAATCGACCGCCATTTGGAAGCGCTTCTCCTCGCGCTTCTCGCGGTCTCGGTACTCCTTCTGGTGGTCGGTGAGCTGCGCCGCCTCGGCCGCCTTCTTCTCGGCCTTGGCCTTCTGCGGCCTCTCGAACTTAAAGCCCATAGTGCGCCCACCTCTTCTCGTCGGCCTCGATGAACGGGTACCACTGCTTGACCACCTCGAAGTCCTTCGGGCGCTTCTCGCGCAAGGGCTTCATGAATCGCATGTCCAGGCCGTCGAAGCTTCGCCCGAACAGCTCGTAGTCGGGCGGCAGGCCGATTCCGCGCCTATCGATCGCCGCCATGACCTCCGATTTAGTCCAATCGGCCACCACCGACGCCTTGCGCGTGGTGAGCTTCATGAGGCCGTGCTTGGTGAGGCTCGCGCGGCGGTAGGGGTTGTCGCAGGCGCGAACGCCGTCGCAGAACCACGTGTCATCCGGCAGCCCGAGGTCTTCCAGGATGAACGGGCGCATGTCGTCGTACCCGAACACGGGCATGTTCGCCGCCTCGATCACGTCGCAGTGCTCTGGGCTTTGGAACACGCAGTTGTTGAGCGTCCTCGACCACCTGGGGTGCGGGTACTGGTGGATCTTCACTCCGAAAACGCCCTCAATCGTCTCCACGTTGTGCTCGACCATCGGAAGGCCGGGGATAGACCAGTAGTAGATGGGCACTACCTCGATACCCTCGTCCTCAAGCGCGATCCACGCGGCCAGCGAGTCCTTGCCAAGCGAGCAGGACAGAACGACGGGCCGTCCCTCCTCTTTGAGCTTGTGCCTGACCTCGGCGCTAGTCGGCTGGCCCTTGATTATCGTCGGCATCGTCACTCCTCTCGGTTATCTCTATCGGCTCTCCCGAGCCGTTGAGCACGAGCTTAAAGCCCATGTGAGAAGCCATCTCCGCGAGACCGGATGCCCCGAGGTCGGAGCCTTGCTTGAGCGTGTTCCCGATATAGTTGCGGCTCTTGCCCATCGCCTTGGAAAGCGCATACATGCTCATGCCCGACCGGTCGAGCATTTCCCTAAGCGCCTCTGTTGGTGTCATTCGCCCTCCCTTCAGATCTGATCACTGTTGCACTTGATTCTAGCACAGTAGCTAAAGTGCTAGCCCATTTATTATTGTGTGCATATTGTGTAGCCCAGTAGCTATTGTGCAATTCTCATACTAGCACAGTAGCTATTGTGCCATACTATCAAGTGTCAGCAGGGGCCACAGAGGCCACCAGGAAGCCGACAGGCACCTACAAAACCGAAGAGAGGTAAGCAGATGGCAGAGCAAGAGAGCTTGGATCTGATGGTGAGTGGTCAGCTGGTAAGCAACCACACGATTTTGGCAATTGTCGAGGGCATGAGAGCACGAGGCTACTTCAGGAAAGGCCCACAGGGCCGAAAGGATGGCCTAGAGCTTGCAACAGCCCTGAAGCTTGTCAACGAGTACATGGCCTACCCAGACCTTGGAAGGTGCACAGTGGAGGCCATGAAGCACAGGCCCATACAGGAGATTCCCAGGGCAGATTACGAGCCGGTGGAGATCATGAGGGCTTGCGACAACTACCTAGCCCAGGTAACCGAGGCATTCAAGGCCAACAGCGACGAAGAGGCCATTATCTACATGGTCAAAGATCTTCGAAAGCAGGTCATAGCCGACGGCATAGAGGCCGGGAGCCTGAAGGTGCGGAAGTACTTCGGGAAGCACGGCTTCTACTACCTGGACGATCAGGGCAAGTGGCAAAGCGCCAAGAACGTCGATTGGAACATCGGCGAGATCAACCCCATCAGGCCGGCAGAGCAAGCAGCCTAAAGGAGAGGCCCCGAAAAGGGGCCTCAACCAACACACAGGAGATCATACCATGCAAAAGCTCATGACTAAAGAACTACAGCGCAAGCTCCCGCCCCTCTACTCGCAGGACGGCAAGAAGTCCGAGACCGTGGTATACGGCCACTGGTTCAGCTGCCTCAATGGCTGGGACTTCTACGCCACCGAGTACGACGAGGAGAGCGGGGACATGTTCGGGTTCGTCTTCGGGGCATTCCCGGAGATGGGCTACTTCAACCTGGCAGAGCTTGAGGAGATCAACCGAAAGTACGGGATGAACTTCTTCGAGCGCGACGCCTATTTCAAGCCGGCGAAGGTAACCGAGATCCCGAGGATAGCCGATCAGTTCGGCTACCTCTGGGAGAAGTAACGAAACACGACCGGGAGGGGCTGAGGCCCCTCCCCGATGGGAGGCAGACATGGACAGGCAGAAGATCATCGAGAAGATCAAGAAGCTTCGCGAGCACAGCGTGGAGAACGGTTGCAACGAGGCCGAGGCGATTCAGTTCGCTCTCAAGGCCCAGCGCCTGATCGCGGACAACGACGTGGAGGAATGGGAACTTGCCGACGAGGTAAAGCAGGTGACCGAGACCACCACGGCGCGAACCACGAAGGCGTGGGCGCCAAGCCTGGCCTCGGTGATCGCCGACAACTTCCGGTGCAGGGTGTACCAGCGCAGGGTGACCGACCGCAAGTACGAGTACGTGTTCGTCGGATGGAAGGCCGACAGCGAGGCGGCAGAGATCGTCTACCAGAACCTGCTTGAGGTCGGCGACAGGCTGGCGCGCGAGTACGAGGACTTCGCCTACACCGATCCCAACGCTTACTCTAACTTCATCGTCGGGTTCGTCGATGGCGTGAAGGGCGAGCTTGAGAAGCAGAGCTTCGAGCTGATGATCGTCTGCCCGTCCGAGGTGAGCGACTACTTCGAGAGCTTGGACCTTGGCCGATCCACGAGGCGAGGCCCGAGGGCAACCAACAGGGACAGCATCAGCAGGGGCCAGGCAGCGGGGCGCGACGCGGTGCGCAGCCGCCGCATGGATGCCCCGAGGGCAGGGCTTCTCACAGCCTAGCAGGAAACCATGGGGGGGCAGGGCTTAAGCCTTGCCCCGATCACCAAACAGGGCATTAAACCACGAGATACGATCACATAAGGAGATAGTAAACCATGGTCAAGCAGGGCGACATATTCACGAGGGAAGGCCTTTTCTACCAGGTAACCAGGGCAACAGCGAAAACAGCCACGATTAAGCCCATAAGGGCCGAGTTCGTGGGCCACGCAGACCCCTGGGGACGGGAAAGGGAATACATGCCGGTACCCGGCGAGTTCATCGACGACGACCCGATCATGGGCAGGAAGGCTAGCGCCGAAGGGAAGCGCCTCAAGATCCACGACTACAGCGCGGCGAAGAACATGCCGATCCTCATTCTCGGGGGCGAAAACCTCTACCTATGGGACGGCGAGCCGAGCATCTTCGACACCTACGACTAAGGAGGGCGCAATGCGCAACTCAACCATGGAGAGGCGAGAGCCGAGACAGTGGGCCGAGATCCTGAAAATCTTAAAGGAGGCCCGAGAAGATTTAGAGAAGGCCATAAGGGCAGAAAGGCCCATAGCCGATGGAATCACATACAGGCGATAGCAGAAAGGCCCCGGGGATTGAAGCCCCGAGGCCTTTTGTTGTGGCTAGCAAAGCCCCCATATAGACATGATCCACCTAAGCAGCAGCGACACGAGGCCGACGAACAGCAGCAGGCAGGCACATATAGAGCCTACTAGCACGATCCAGGTAATGAGCTTCTGGGCACGCGTCATTATTCGGCACCTCCCATGGCCTTGCACCTTTTCATAAGGTGCTCGCACTTCATGCGCTCAGCGGCGGCATGATGAACGTTTGCCATGTCCTGCCCAATCACCTGATCGCAGTACTTGATCGGCGGCATCATGCTATCGTGTTCAATCGCCTCCCACGAGTCGCTGATCTTCTGCCGCACCTCGATGGGCACGAAAACGAAGCGCTTGCACTTCTCGCGCGTGCACTGGCTCCCTCGATCGACCATGCCGGTTATGCGCCCACGCTTGCGGTTGCGATCCTCGCAGTCCCACAGGGCAAGGCGCAGGTCATCGCACCCGACCGCAGCGGCCATGTTGCAGCATTCCTGGATTACGTTGCACAGCTCGCCGATAAGATCGTCGGCATCGACACCGCAGACCTTCTCGCGCTTCTGCCAAGCGCCGAAGACCTCCGCAGCCTCTTCCAAGACCTTCATGGCCTGAGCCTTGCTGCATTCCACGTTGTCGAACACGGCCACGCTGCCAAGCTCAACCGTGTTCTGGTAGACATCGTCAAACATCTATCCTCCAATGATCATGCGGGCCAGCGATACCGCCGCCCACAGCGTTAACCCGTCGATAAGCAGGGATGCCGCTATAACGAGCAGACATCCCCGGTTGCATCCTGGGCGGCTCATTCATCCTCCCACCTGATGGTTCCATCGTCGTACTCGGCCTTGAGCCAGTCCAGATACTCGCCCCACGAGGCGAAGTCCCGCACCCAGCGCGACGAGAACGCGCACGTGGTGAAGGGGTTGCACTCGCTCAACGAGATTTTGAACCGCCGCCCGTCGCGCATCATGCGCACCTCCATGCGCATGGCGGCCTCGGGCGAACCGAAGTACCGCTCCCAGTTGGTCAATCTGCCACCTCCTACCCACAGGCGAGCAGGGCCAGAACCACCAGCCCCGCCGCCAGCATGCGTATCGCGTAAAGCTCAAGGGCCAGCACCGCCAACAGCAGCGCCACAGCGAAGGCGGCTAGGGCTTGAAGTGCTCGCAAGCGATCTCGCCCCCGTCCCTCAGATGACCGAGCGCCCAGTCCACGGCCTTGTTTGCCGTGTCTGCCATCGTTCCGCCCGCAAGCTCCTCGTTGGCGATCGCCGCCTCAAGCTCAAGGCCGCACACGCCGTCGTCTCCGTTGGTTGGCTTGAACCACCTGCACTCGCAGCACGGCTCTGGCTCCTCCTGGTTCCACGGCGCGTTTGGGTCTCCCTCGTAGCAGCCTGGCGGCAGGTTCCACCCGCTGTGAGGCTCGTAGCCTGCTATGTTCAAATCAATCACCGTCCCATACGCCGTCGGGGCGTATCCTCGCCATCGCCAGCAGCTGCAGCAGCGCCCGCTTGGCGTTGCCCTCGGTGGCCTCCCAGTAGTCATCGGAAACGTCGTCGCCGAGCCAAAAGGCCGCTGCCTGTAACATCGGGATTGACTCGGCCCCGGTCTTCCCGTAGATCTCGCGGATGCCGCGCTCTCCCAAGCAGCGGTAGTGCCTGGCGTAGTTGTAGGTCACGTTCAGCCAAAGCTCGGTCGTGCCTCCCAGGGCATATGTTCCGCCCGCCATGAGATGCGGCGATTCCACCTCAAGCGTCTCGTGCGTCACAGGGTCGCACAGCCTTATGTCGTAGCTCATGAGGCGTCACACCCCTTCGCGTTTCTGCGGCGCACGCTGTCGCCATCTACCTCGTCACGGCACTTTTCGCAGACTTCGCCGACGCGCTTCTTGTTGTCTTTCCAAAACTCGCGCGGGTAGCTCACGAAAAACGGGTTGCAGTGCGTTTTTCCGCACCTCGCGCACGTCCATTCATACGGGTCGCAGCTCATGCGATCTCACCCGCCTCGGCCATGGCGATCCTCTCGCCGATGAACCTCATGACTGGCACGGCCATGCTGTTGCCGACCGCCTTGTAGCGTGGCCCGTCCGGGCACTCGTCGGCCGGCTTGCCGCGATAGGGAATCTTCGTCCAATCGTCCGGAAAACCCTGAAGCCGCTCGCACTCGCGCGGCGTGAGCCTTCGCACAACCATGTCGCCTCCTTCCTCGCTGAAAAGCGTCTGAGTGTTGCTCGTCGATAGGGTGAGCGATACCTCGTCGCTCACCAGCGCGCCCTTGCCGCCGCCCGCGCATCCGCAGCGGACGAGCAGCGTGCAGGCGCTCACAGGCACACCGACGGCGCGTCGCCGTCCACCTTGAGCGTGCCAACCATGTCGTATCCGATCGCCGTGTTGGCGTTGAGGTCGGCCATCGTTATCGGCTCGTCGATGGGGTACACGGCGGGGTTGTGCCAATCGGCGGTGAGCGTGGGGGACTGCTCGGGTTCCGCTCCTACTCCTCCCGCGCCCGCTCCCTGGTGGTACTTGAAGCCTGCGCTATGAGGGCTTCTTCCAGCCTCTTCGGCAAGGCTCGCCCTCTTTTCCGCGCTCGATTCAAGATTCCCTCGCATGCTCTCCGGCTCAATGAGTACGCCGACGGGGGGCAGGCTCCAATATGTCCGACAAGAAAGAGACGGCGGCGTCTTTGGGCCACTCCGAAGAACTGCGCACCGAGTACGCGCCACGCCAGACCGTACCCGAGCTTGTCCATTTCGGACAGGAGCTGTCGGAAAGCCTCCCCATCCTCGCTTGAGAGCGCTCCCGGGACGTTTTCCCAAAGAAACCATCGAGGACGTATCTCACGTACCGCTCGAATGTACTCGAACATGAGTCCTGACTCACCTTGCAACCCCTCCCGTTTGCCCGCGATCGAGAAGGACTGGCACGGGCTGCCGCCCACCACCAGATCCACCTTGTTGCGGTATTTCTTCCAATTGACCTTTGTCACGTCGCCGACGTTCGGCACCTCGGGGTACCGCTCGGCAAGCACGGCGCTGGGGAACTCGTCGAACTCGGCGAAGCACACAGGCTCCCAGCCAAGCGGTTCCCACGCCACGGTCGCGGCCTCTATGCCGCTGAAAAGCGAAATGTACTTCATCGGTGCGCCCCCAATGCCTGCTCGACGAGCATGAAGAAGCGTCGCTCGGCGTTGTCCGACGGGTTGCGCTTTCGCATGTCGGCGATCTTCAGCAGCTCGTCTTCCTCGTAATGGGTGGCGTCCCAATCGACCTCGGGCCAGTCGTAGCAGGAGCAGTGCCAGCCCTCAAGCAGGATGTAGCCTTTGCCGTAATAGTCGTCGCTTCTATCGCCGGCGTAGATCAGCATGTAGCGCTCTTCGCTGTAATCGGGCTCGCTTTGGGCCGCGCAGATGATGCGCCACGGCTCGATAGTTTCCGGTGCCTCGACGATCTTCATGACTCGTCACCGTCCTCGGCCTTCGGCGGTTTCTGCTCGAATCGGCACCACCTGGTTCCGCGCACGAGGCGAGATTTCGCGAGGGCGTAGGTCTCGCCTTCCATCCGCTCCGTGTAGTCGCGGAACGCCGGGCATGCGCAATAGATCGTCGTGTTGTCGAAACCCTTGAAGCGCGAATGCACGCACTTGAGGCATGACGGCGTTCTGTACTTCCTAATCTCCCTGATCGGGTTCTTGAATTTCATCGGTAGCCTCTCTTTCCGTAGCGCCCGTCGCGCTTCATGTTCTCGACGTGCCGCTGCATTTCCTGGGCGGCGGTGTCGCCTTCGGGAGGGAGCTTCCGTCCGCTCGCGCATTCGACGCAGTGGACGAGCCACCTGCGGCCTCGGCGTTCGAAATGGCCGAAGCCTGGCGGAGTCCACCTGCCGCACTCTCGGCAGTAGCCGCCGTAAACGTTCCTAGCCATCGTCACGCCACCTCGCAGGCGATGATGATGCCCGTGGTGATGGACTGAACCATGTAGGCCAGCTCCTCGGCGGCGGGCTCGTCCTCGCCGATCATGTCGAGCATGTCGCAGGCGGCGTGCGTCGCCTCGTGCGCGGCGAGCCCGTAGAGGTCATGTCCCTTGATCTTCTTGCTGACCCAGATGACGCAGCCTTTGCCGCGCACCGCCGTGGTCACGCCGTCAATGCCCTCAAGTACGGGTGGCTTCTCGCCCCAACCACGAACAATCTCGCGGTACTCCCGCTTGCTCCTCGTCACCAGCAGGCTGTCGAACGGAATGATGAGCGGGTTAATCTCGGTTGCCAACGGTCTTCCTCCTTACAGCTCAACATCCACGCACCCAGGGAACCTGCCTCGCAGGTCAAGCACTGTCCCGTCTTCCAGCAGCGCGAAGCACTGGTAGCTGTCGCTAGTAAGCGACTCGACGATCGAAAGCGCCTCCGCCTCGTCGTCGGTCTTGGCGATCAGGATGCCCTGGCGGTAGGCGCTTGCGTAGCTCTGGCAGAGCGAGCGCTCGTAGATTCCGATCATTCCTGCTCCGCCTTCCACTCTTCGGCCAGCTCTTCGTACTCGGCGCGGAACTCCGGCTCGAAGTAGGCGATGAACTCGGCCTTGGTCATTCCGCAGCGCTGGCTTAGGTACCCCACGTGCTCCATGCACCAGTCCTCGAACGGGATAAGGCTGCCGCCGCTGCTGACGCTGGTTCGGTAGCCGGTGCCATCGCGGTAGAGCTTGGCGCGGCCTTCCTTGCGGATGGCCTGCTCGACCTTCGAGGCATCGCGCTCGCCGCGCTCCATGAGCTTGCCGCGCAGCTCCTCTGCCTCGTCCTGCGCCTGCTCAAGCTTGCCGCGCAGCCAATCGCGCTCAGCCCGCGCCTGCTCCAACTGGTCGAGCACGTACTGCTCGCATGTCTTGATTTCCATGGGTTACATCCCTTCTCGTATCATCTCGTTGCCGTCACGGTCTGTGATCAGCCAATATCCGTATTCGTAGAGGCCGGGGTCGTGCGGCTCGTAGACCTGCAACAGCTGGCCCGTCCACCAGGCCTCCTCGTAGACCTTCGAGCGCCATGCCCACTCGGCCTTGAGCCGCGCCCCGCCGTGGAACTTGTCGTGGCATCCGGTGGTGCCGCTGCCGCAGAGGCAGAACAGCGGGCTTCGCAAGTCCCAGGTGCCGCACGGCGTGACCAGGCGGAACGTCTCGCCCCAGGAGCGGTGCGCCACGTGGTGCACGCTGCCCGCACGCCTGCCGCAGACGCAGCATCGGGGCGAAAGCGCCTCGTATGCCTTGCCGTGGGTGTAGCGCGCCCCCAGGTGCGGCTTGCCGTAAAGCTCGGCGCGTTCCTTGGGGTAGCCGCGCAAAATGCCCGCATCGATGATCATTGCAGCCTCCCGTCCGGGCCGTCGAAGTGCACGACCCTCGCGCCGCCCCTGAGCCGCGACACGATGGCCTTGGCGGTGTCGGGGTCTCCCTGCTCGGCGAGTCTGCGCACGAGGTCGCTGGGCTTGTACTGCGTGGTCACCAGCGTAGGCAGCATCGCCGAGTAGCGCTGGTCGATCAGGCTGAACAGGCTGTCCAAAACGAAACCCGTCGGCCTGCGCTTGCCCAGGTCGTCCACGATCAGGTAGCGCACCTCGGCGTAGCGCTTGAGCGGGTCGCCGCCCTCGTGGAAGCTGCGCTGGATCTCGTCGAGGATGCGGTACATCGGTGCCATGAGCACCGACCGCTTGCCTCCCGCAAGGCGCTTGGCCACGGCTGCGGCGCACGTGGTCTTGCGCGTTCCCACGTCGCCCCAGAGGTACACCCACTGGCCGCTTTTCATGCCGTCGGCGATCTCGGCGGCCAACGGGTGGTCGAGGCTCACGTAGCGCTCCGGCACGCCCGCCCGCTTCAAGTCGCGCACGGCCTTGTCGTGCATGGCCACGCGTGCGGCCTCGGCCTTGGCCCGGCGCTCCTTCTCGCGCTCGGCCTCGGCGCCCGGGCAGGCGCACTGCTCGTAGCCGCAGAACAGCGTCCGACCGGCCAGCCGCGTGGTGCGGGCCTTGAGGGTCGCTCCGCAGTGCGGGCACTCAGTCGTAGGCCGAAAATCCATCGTCCGGTACCTCCTTCACGCTTCCGTTTCTCGGCTTCGAGGTGCGCAGCCAGTTGCGCACCGTGGCCTTCCAGTCCTTCATGTGCGATCGCCCGACCATCCAGCCCTTCTGGGCGTAGAAGTCGACGAACCGCTCTGGGTCGAAGTCGAGGGCGGTGAGGTCGAGGCCCTTGTCCGAAGCGAACTGCTGGGCGTATTCGGCGACCTCGGCGGGAGAGGGGGCGCGGGAACGCGCCGCTTTCCCTCTCTCCTTAATCCCTTTTCCTAACTCCTCTTCCTCTTCCTCTTCGCTTGCCCGTTTGCTTTCGGGTTTGATTGCATCGTTGCTTGCCGCTTTGCTCTGCGTTTTGCTTCCGCTTTTGCTTGGCGGTTTGCTTCCCGTTTTGCTTGCCCGTTTGCTTTCGGGTTTGCTTGCATCGTTGCTTGCCGCTTTGCCGCCGGAGCCTCCCGCCACGATGCGCTTGCGGGAGGTCTCCATGACGGGCTGCACGGCGAACAGCACGGCCTCTTGGGCGTCCGTCCGAGGCTCTGGCTGCTCACCGGTGCGCAGGTACCGGACGATCATGCCTATAAGCTCGTCGCCCTCCCTGCGGTTGCGCAGCCTAAGCGGCCCGTCTATGAGCGAGTCCAGTACCTGCATGCCGCCATCGCCCCTAAAACGGGATATCGTCGTCGTACAGGCTTTCCTGGACGGGCTGCGGAGGCATGGGCGCTTGCTGCGGTGCCGCCTGCGGGGCGGGCTGCGGCGCGTACTGTGCGGGTGCCTGCTGGTAGCCCTGCGTGGCCGCAGGGGTCTGCTGGTAGGCCTGCTGGGCGTTCCACTGCTGCGGTGCCGCCTGCGGGGCGGGCTGCGGCGCGTACTGCTGCTGGTAGCCCTGCGGCGCTTGCTGGTTCTGGCTCATGAGCTCGATCTCGTCCACGATCACCTCAAGCTTGGAGCGGCGCTGGCCGTCCTTCTCCCAGCTCGAATAGCGCAGCTTGCCCTCGATGGCCACCTTCATGCCCTTGCGCAGGATGCGGCCTAGGCTCTCGGCGCGGTTGCCGAACATCGTGCAGTCCACGAAGTTCGGGTAGTCCTCCCACTGGCCCGTGCTCGGGTTCTTGCGGCGGTCGTTGACCGCAACGCCGAAGCCCAGCACCTGCATGCCGCCCTGGGTCGCGCGCAGCTCGGGGTCGCGCGTGAGGTTCCCGCTGATGTTCACTCGGTTGATCGACATTTAGTAACTCCCTTCGCCCGTCCCGTTCGACCAGGTGCGCTTTATGTCCTCGTCGACGGTTCGGATCTTGAGCTTGTACACGTTTATCGCCTCTTGGCTCGCCTTGTAGAGCGCTTCGGCGCAGTCCCTGCGCTGCTTCAGCTCGGCTATGTCTTCGCGCCCACGGCAGAGGTCGCTTATCACCGTCACCGGCGTTCCCTTGGATCGCTCCTCAAGAATCGCAATGCGCAGCGCCTTGCGATATTCCGCCTCGTTCTCGGCGTACTGGCTTCCGCTGTTGCGCAGCGCCTGAAGCTCGTCCATGAGCCTGTCGAAGAGCTGCATGCGCTCGGCGTAGAGGTCTTGCATGGCCTACACGACCTGCCATGCGGGGGACGGGCAGCAACCGGGGTTCGCCTTGAACTGCTCGTACTGCTGGCGGCTCTCGAACTGGTAGGAGGTGCCGCAGCTCTTGCACTTGGCGATGAACTGGCCGAACTCGGGCGGCTCCTTCTCGGCGGGCTTCTCGGTTCCCATGAGCGTGTCGGGGTCTGAGGTGCCGTCGATGTCGAACGCGCCGCAGAGCGCGTACTTTCGCGCGTAGCTGGATGCGCTGCCTGTGACCTGCGCCTCGTTCATGCCCTTCTGGCTCAAAGGCTCTCGGGCGTAGGCCGTCACGTCCATAGGATCGCCGTGGCCGTCCTCGAAGAACAGGCGGCACGTTGCCTCGACGTAGTAGCGCTCGCCGATCTGCACGATGCTGTCGTTGAGCGTGAAGGCAATTCCCGCCGCCTTGCACGGCTCCTTGAGCGCCGCCACGATGTCCTCCATCGAGCGGTAGTAGAAGTTGCCGTGGGCGTTGTAGCGGGCCTTGGGCACCACCACGGATCGCTGAACCTGGGCCACGGCCTCGGCCAGCGTCATGTGCTTGTCTTCTGCCATCGTCTACTCCATCCTCGCTGCCACCTGGGCGGGCGTGCCCCGGCGGATGCTTCCGGTGATTCCCTGCGCCTTGAGCAGGGATGCGAGCGCCTGCATCTGCGAGCGCGTCGCGCTCGGCACCTCGACCGTCCACGCCTCCAAAGGCTCCGCGACGGGCGCGGGCATCGGTGCCGGCATGGGTGCGGGCATGGGGGCCGGGGCGGGCATCGGCTCTGGCTCGGGTGCCGCGATCGGCTCCGGCTCGGGCATCGGTTCCGGTTCGGGATCGGGTGCCATGGCCGCCTTCAGCTCGGCGATGCGCCGGTCTTCCTCGTCGGCCAAACGCGCCGCGTTCAAGGCGGCCCCGAGGTCGAGCGTGCGGAAGAACTCGCGCTCCGCGTCGGCGTAGTGCGGCATCGCCTCCTGCTGGGCCTTGAGCGTTTCCCAGTCGCGTGCAACGTCCGATACCTTGGCCTCAAGCGCTTGCTGTGCCTTGATCTCGCCGAAGGTCTTGTTGAGCCATTGGGCCTCGTGCAGGCGCTCGTAAGGCACCACCGGCGCCAGAAGCTCCGCGAATTCCTCGTAGTGCTGCTGGAGGCGGGAATAGAGCGCGTCCTTGCGCGCCTGCTCGGCCTCGTCCAGCTGTGCCTTGATGGCGTCGGAGGACTTGTCGATGATCGCCGTGATCTGCTTGCAGCGCCTCTCGAAGGCTTCGAGCGGCTTGTTGTACTCGCGCTTCACGGCCTTGCGGCGCTCCTCGATCTCCTTCTTGATGCCGTTGAGGTAGCTGCGGTCGTGCTTGGCGTCCTTGACGGCCTGGGCGCTCGTGAGGTCGTAGGTAGCTCCGTCGTATTCGGCCACCACCTTCTTCACGTGGGCCTCCAGCGCGTCCATGTTCGAGGCGATCGTGGCCTCGGTGTAGGTGACCTCAAGCGTGGTGGCCTCGGCCTCGATGACCTCCGCCTCGACCTGCTGCGGTTCGGTTTCCTTAGCCATAGATCTCGCCCGTCTCGTCGTCGAAGTCCATGGCCTGCTGCTGCTCGGCCACGGTGAGCAAAACCGTCTTGCCGCTCTGCTTGATGATGCGGAAGGCGTCGGCGTTGTCGGTCAGGATTTCGAATTGCAGGGTCGCCACGCTTCCCTTCACGGTGGCCTGCTTGAACTGCGCCTGGATGGTCGCTTCGTTGATCATGTCGTTGCCTCCTATTTGATGCCGAGGACGGCGGCAAGGAACGCGCGACCGAACTCGCGCTCTTCCTCGCTGACGGGCTTGATTTTGTCGGCGATGAACTCGCGGCTCTTGGCGACGCACTTCTCGTCGATTCTGGAAAGCCCGGCCTCGCAAAGCGCGATCATCACGTGGTAGGCGTTTGCCGCCGTCTCGCCGTCGTTGTTGTCAGGATGCGTGGCGTCGAACATGAGGTTGTTTGCGATGCATGCGGCGTGGTTGAGCACTGCTTTGTGGAATTTGCTCCCGTGGAAGTCCTCAAAGCCGTTCTCTTCGAAGTATTTGGCGTTCATTTCTTCTCCTTCACGTACTCCTCGACGAAGTACTCGATGTGGATGTCTATGCGTGGTTTGGTGCCGTATGGCGACCTCGGGCGTTTGGTGACGGCTCCCATGTCGACCTGCGAGTCGTCCTTGAAGGCGATCCCGTTGAGCGCGTCGCAGGCGAGCTTGCCGAGGTTGTCCCAGTCGGGCTTGCCGAGGTCGGCGCGGCCCTCCCAGTACTTCGGGTTGCTCTTCGCGAGCGGTCGGGTGGTGGAGATCCGCATGACAACGGGGCCGTCGTGGTTGGCGAAGGTCTCGCCGTATGCCGCGCGGAACGCGTCCTTGATGGCCTTCTCGGCCTTGAGCGTCTTGGTCGGCGTGTAGGTGCGGTGGTTGCGGTAGTCGGTCATGGGGCGCTGCTTGCCAACAAGCTGGGCGGGGTGCATGGTGATGTGCGCCGTTGCCGCAAGGGTTCGCCGCCAGCTCATTCGCTGAACCCATCGCTCTGGCTGCGGTGCTTGTTGAAGGCTCCGCGCAGCTCCGGGTATCGCGCCTCCATGATTCGGGCAAGGGCGGGGGCTATGCCGTTCTTGCAGCCCACGTGCAGCTCGTTGCGCACCATGTTCACCAGGTAGTTGATCGACACGTAGCCCTTCTCCTTGAGGCGTCGGGCGTTGTCGAGCATGAACCGCCACGCCTCGGGATTGGCCTCGATCCACTTCTTGGCCTCGGCCACGTCCTGCTCGCCAGCCATGCCCAGTCCGAAGATCTCAAGCTGGTTGCTCTGCGGCTTGGGGCGGTATCTCTCGTCGTTACGCATTGAGCACCGCCATGGTTCCCACTGCACGCTGGGCGTCGGCCACGGCCTGGTCCATAGTGGGGATGACCCACAGCCAGAGCACGGCGAGGAAGATCATGAGGGCCGCGAGGAAGCCGACCATGACGCCCGCCTTGAACTGGGAGCGCTCAAGCTGCTCCTGCGCCGTCGGGCGCTTGCCCTCGAATGGTATGATGGTCGCAGCCTCTTTAGAGGCGGCTACGTAGCGGGTGCCCGAAGTGTGGTAGCGGGGGGCGCTCGCTTTCTTTTTTGTGTGCATTTCCGTTCTCCTTTCGTTGTTTTCGCAGGTCAGCCTTGGTGTGGCTTTTAGGGTGCCTTTTTTGAAACTTTTTTGGCGCGGCTTTTCGCGCTGTAGTAGCGCTGCCGCTCCCGGTCGTTGCGCTTGCACCTCGAAGCCTCTTCCTTCATGGCGTTTGCCTGCTCTGCGAGGTCTGACATGTGAAGCTCCTTCGTGCACTCGATGCACCAGCCGTTGACGCGGTTCAGCGGGCGGAACGTCCACTGGCCGCAATGGGGGCACATCCAGCGCCTGCGTAGCGAGATCCCGCATCTGCGGGCCTGCCACTTGACCGCATCCGTCGAGCGACCCAGGGCCTTTGCGATCTGCCTCGCTCCGTCTCCGGCGTGCTCTTCGAGGTACCGAAGCTCACGTGTAGACCATTGCCTCATGCCGTCTTCTTCTCTCCTTTCTCCCATTCGCGGTACGCCTGCTTGATCGTCGAGCACATGGTGTCGAAAGCGACCTCGCGGGCAGTTTTGGGCTTTTCTTCTTGGTGTCGCTTTGAATCGTCTGGCATTACGCCACCGTCCTGTTCTCCGTAAGCCCGAGCAGATAATCTGCCGAGCAGTGGAATAGGCGCGTCATGGCAATAAGCTTTGAGCTAGGGATTTCACCGCCGCTCTCATATGCGGCGATAGTCGCTCGGCTCTTCAGATCGAGCTTGTTTGCAAGCCCTTCCTGGCTAAGGCCAATGCGGACGCGTTCACTTGCGATCGGGTTCATTTGCACCTCCACTTCACTATCTGTGAACTTCACAATTAGTGAATATAGAAGAACATGGGACTTTTTGCAAGTAGATAATTCACTATCTGTAAAGTTTTTTGTACAATATGCACATGGAGTAAGGAGGACACGGTGGGCACACGTCTTAGAGAAACGCGGCTTAAATATGGCAAGAAGCAGCCTGAAGTGGCTGAAGTGCTCGGTATCGGCGTACCGGCTTACTCAATGATGGAAAGCGGCCAGCGCGAGATCAACTCGTCGAAGCTCATAAAGCTTGCCGAGTTCTACGGATGTTCGGTCGATGAGTTATTGGGCACGTGGTACTGGCATGAAGTCGAAAGCCAGCGTAAAGACAAGGAGTAGCTATGGGAATGTTCAACAAGAGCGTCGCAAAGAAAATGGCGAGCGACGCAAACGATTACATCGTCAATGATGGAAAGCTTCACGCGCTAGTGTTCCAGGTCTGCGGAAAGGCTGTAGCTTCAACAGCTACGCAGTTCGAGGACAAGGTAACCGAGCGCCTGGACGGCGCGTTGGCGCGTGTGCAGGAGAGCGGCTGCCAGGTCGTCGACGTGAAGATGTCGGCATGCTCCAACACGCGCGACACGGACATGATCCTCTACAGCTTCACCGTGCTCTACCGCTAGGAAAAGAAAAAGCCCACGCGGGTCAAAGCGTTCGCACCGCTCGCCGCGTGGGTCATGCAAAACCTGCCCATGAAAGGAGGTCGCTCCATATTATGCCAAAAACTGCGGTGATATACGCCCGCTTTTCGTGCAACAAGCAGCGCGAGGCCTCCATCGACGACCAGCTGCGCATCTGCCGCCAGTGGTGCCAGCGCGAGGGCTACGCCGTCGTTGCCGAGTACTGCGACTACGCCATAAGCGGGCGCACGGACGACCGCCCGGAGTTCCAGCGCATGATCGCGAGCGCTGGCGAGAGCGACATAGTTCTCGTGTACATGATGGATCGCTTCAGCCGCGGGGAGTACGACGCGCCCATATACAAGCGCGAGCTTGCCCAGCACGGCGTGAAGCTCGTATCGGCGCTTGAGCAGATACCCGATTCGCCCGAGGGCATCATATACGAGAAGCTGCTTGAGGGATTGGCCGCGTGCGAGTCCAAGAAGACGGCAATCCGCACGAGGCGCGGCATGGAGGGCAACGCGCTCAAATGCAAGACCAACGGCGTTCGCGTGTTCGGCTACACGCGCAACGATGCCGACGAGTACGTGATCGACGAGGGCGAGGCCTCCTTCGTGCGCGAGGCGTTCAAGCGGCGCATAGCCAAGGAGACCACCAACTCGATAGCGAGGGACTTCGCCGCGCGAGGGGTCAAGACCTCAAACGGCAACCCGTGCGGCTACTCGATGGTCGAGCGCATGGTCAAGAACAGGAAGTACACGGGCCGCTACGAGTGGGGCGGCATCGTCAAGGAGGGCGGCATGCCCGCGATTGTCGACGAGGTGACGTTCATGGAGGCACAGGGCATACGCGCGGCCAAGGAGCGCAGCGCGGAGAGCTGGGGCGACTTCGCCCTTTCCGGCAAGGCGATCTGCGCGGGTTGCGGGCGCAACCTGCAAGGCGTGAGCGGGCGCGGGCGCGGCAACCGCAAGTACGAGTACTACCGCTGCCACGACGGCTGCGTGAAGCCAGTGAGGCGCGAAGAGCTTGAGGGCGAGATCGTCAAGGCTCTACGGGCGCTTCTGCAAGACCGCGACGAGGCCTTGAGGATAGCCAAGATGGTCGCGGAAAGTTCGGACGGGGCCGAGGTGGCGGCGAGGCGCAAGCAGGCCGCTCGGTCGCTCTCAGCAGCCGAGCGCGGGCTTCGCAACATCCTGAACGCCATCGAGCAGGGTATCATCGCCCCCGGAGCCAAGGAGCGCATAGCGGAGCTTGAGTACCAGCGCGACAGGGCGAGGCTCGACCTTGAGGCGATCAGGGACGAGGAGATCGACCCGGAGCGGCTGGCCGACTTCCTGCAATGCGGGGCCGCCCTCGACGACTCCACCCTCATGCGAGCGTTCGTCTACCAGGTGAGCGTGAGCGACGACGAGTGCATAGTGACATTGAACTACGACGTTGAAAACAACGAACCCGCCAGACTGGACGTCCAACGGGTTCGTACAAAATGCAAATGGTGCCCCCGGGCGGATTCGAACCGTCGACACCCGCTTTAGGAGATATGATTTAATGCTACCCCCTACTATTCATCAAGCATCATTGAACACCATATAACCGCAGATAAACATAGCAGTTTGTGTCTTTTACCTCCGGTAGCTGCGCCTACGCTTTTACAAACATATTACTAACAGCTTTAGCTAAACTGCACTCAATGAATTGTTGAAAACTATTCAAAGAAACGGAGTGCAAAGATGTCAGAACAGCCACTAATTAGCGGAAGAGGCACGTGTTGGAAAGACAAGAGATCACCTAACACCTATCGCTATTATTTTTCCCTTGGGGTCAAGGACCCTAAGACAGGGCGTTACAAACGATCCCCAACTTATACGGTTCGTTGCAAGACTAAAACAGAAGCTAAGGCTGCAATGCAGGCCAAGCTGGCTGAAATCAACTCATCTGGCACGATCACTAAAACTAAAAAGCCCACTTTGCTTGCGTCCTACTGCTGGGCCTTTCATGAAAATAGGGACACCGAGCTTGCGCCAACGAGCTATGAAAGAGAAGCGTACGATTGCAGGCATATCGAAGACCTATTCGGTGCGTTTCAGACAATTGAGGGGCTAACTCCCGATCTAATCGAAGAAACATATGCCGAAGCTCGTCGTACGGGAAAATACAAACCATCTGAGCTTGTACGAATCAATGCGAAACTGCGCCAGATTCTGTCGAATGCAGTCGCAAAGAGAATAATTGACCGAAACCCCTGCGCTACCGTTCATGTTCGCAGACCACGCAACAAAAGAGAATCACTGACAATCGAGCAAGTAGCTACCCTATGCACACATCTTCAACACATTGAGCTCACCGCCGAAGCTGTTGGTACGCTAGTACTAGTGTATACGGGTATGCGAAAAGGCGAGATGCTGGGCCTCGAATGGCGCGATTGGGACCCTGCCAATAAAACCTTGAAAATTGACAGGCAGTACACCAACGATCATGAACTGAGGGCACCCAAGTCACAAGAAAGCCAACGCAAAATCCCCGTTGGAGAAACCCTGGCCGAACGTCTTCAATCATGGTCAGCCATACAAAAAGAGCTCCTGGCCTCTCTGGGGCTGTCCCAGACTGGCAGCACTCCCATCATTAGCGATATTGCTGTCGAGCAAGGGGTCCCTACTGTCTGTCACATGAAGAACTACATCTTCAACCATTGGTTTCGCGATTTCGCAGTTAGCTGCAATCTTGGAATCTATGAGCCGAATAATTCGACTGGCGGAAAACTATATAAGGGCATCTGCCCGCATCAGCTCAGGCATTGCGTAAGCACTTTTATGCTGGCGAACGGATCGGACGTTAGAAGCGTGCAAGGTATTCTTGGCCACGCGGACCCCAATATCACGCTCAAAACGTATACAAGCCTCGTTCAACAATCAGAAATAAAAGCAGTTAAAGGCTACGAAGACTTCATCAACGCCTATATACAGAGAAGCGAGAAATAGCATGTTTTTCATTCATCGTTTTATTCATAATATTACGGTACTATAATACTATTTCCGCAGGTAGATGCTATATTTGATTGACAACTAATGAGTTTTAATACATGCTAAAGCTGTCAGATGGCTACGCATGTAGTCATAGAAACCGGCCCCCCAAGTGCTTATGAACCTGGTAAGTCTTACAAGCACAGGGAGGGCCCTCATTGAAAGGATAGCTCATCATGGCTACTCCAAAGATTAGCACTCAGGCGTCCACACCGACTTTCCCCACTGGTGCCGCTCAGTGCGATCGGTTGCTCCGCGTTAACGATATCCGCGAACTCACTGGCTGGAGCGAAAACACCGCACGCAAATTCATGCGCGAGTCCGGCAAGCTCATCCAAATCCATCGCTCGAATTACATGTTTGAAAGCTCGTTTTATGAGCTTTTCAAGCAGCTTGAAGGTCGGACCGCCCACCTTGACTAGGTGGTAAACATGAGCGAGCTACCGTCGATTTCCGACAAATTTTCCGATGATGTTACTGAGCAACGAGAGATTAGAAGGAAAATGGATAACGCGAATTATATTTCGGTGCCCGACTGGGCGTGTTGTGCCACCACTGTCGCTGCCGAGCGCCTCATCCTCGGCCTCGTATGGAAGCTTGGAAATCCTTCCAAAAACAAACGAGCCATGGGCTTTTACGCAAAAAGCAAATGGATTGAGGAGCGCTACCACCTAAGTAAGAACACGATCTCCCGGGCCTATACCTCTTTGAAGAATAAGGGGTTTATTCAAAAAGCGGGTGATGGCAGCTGGATGCTTAATTACGCTGCAATCTACCGCGCCGCGATCGAAAACGCTTGGGAGCCCCCGAAATCTTAAGTCCACAGACCGACTATCGACGTGGGCTTCTGTCAAACAACCGAGTTAAAAACCACTGAGCCAGAATCCGCTTCAATAGAAGAGGATTCTGGCTCAAATGATATCCGGCCGTTCGCGCAGCGATGTCCACCGCAATCTGGCAAGAATCGAGGACGGGGAAACCGTCATCGAGGTCGTGAAGGTCGGTAATCGCCAGGCGTCTACAAAAACATGCCGCGGATGTAAAATGAAACAGGGTCGAACCGAAACAGTTCCCGGACAATTGGCGTCCGGCCAGACACTTCGATTCGACCCTTTTTCATGCCCGCATCTAAAACAATCCCATAATCATTCTCGACATCTTTAACGCCATCACTCTCCCGCCACCAACACGTCGTAGGTGCCATTTTCAACGAATCGATATGGCCGTCCATTCATGGTCTTTAAGGCGCGTGATACCATGAAAACGTGCGGTATTTCTCCAACCGAAAACCTGCGTGAATGCATGACTTGAGACGCCTTTTAGAACTCACCGATTGCAGGGCGAACACAAATCAACAGCGGCCGTGCATTGTTCCCAGCCATATGGCATGGCGGAGCCATGCCCGTTGTTGATTGGAGTGCCGCACCATGGCAGACGAGAAGAAAATCAGGGAGATCTACGGCGTGAAGTCCGTCCTCGATGAGGCCGCCGAGCGAATCGAGGCGACGTGGCGGGAGAAGCTGCTGCGCGAGACGGGCGACCTCAGAACCGAGAACGCGTTACTCAGGGCCCAGCTCGACGAATTCAACCGCAAGCTCGTCGAGGCGAGAGACCGGAACGAAAGACTTGAGGCCGACGGCAATGAGCGGGTCGCCTTTATCGAGGAGAAGTTCGAGCTCGACACCGCGAGCATCGAGCTCGAGAACAATGAGCTCCATGCCGCGAGCGTCAGATACCTCGCCGATGCCAGGGAGCTCAGCAGGCAGGTCGTCCAGCTCCACGCCGAGGCTGAGGCCATGTCCGATGAGATCGAGCGTCTGCGCGTCGAGCGTGACGCCGCGTTGAAAGCCCAAGCCGAGCTGAGCGATGCGCTCCTGGCCCAGCGCGACCTGACGGCCGAGGTCGCCGCCCTCAAGGACCGCCTTGCTGTAGCCGAGCAGCGGGCAGCTGTGGCCGAGGCCAAGGTCGAGGTCATGACCCAGATGAAGGGCGAGTAGCCCCGTGCTTCTCCTGTCGGGCTGCTGATTTCTAGAAACCTTCTAGAGCGCTTCTAGAAGGTTCCTAGAACCGGGCGCAGCATCTTCGATCGGCACGATGCCTTGGTAGATAAGGCGATGCTTGGCGTCGCACCATTTGTCACCGTGGTAGTGACCGAAGAACCAGACGCGGTAGCCGAGCCGTCCGTCGAGCTCGCTAAGGAATCGTTGCAGCCGGTCGCCTCGATACTCGCGCCCACGCTCGCGACACAGCCCCTCAGCAATGGCGGCAGGCGCCTCGTGAGTCACAACACAGTCGACCTTCCAGCCCACGCGGTCGAGCGAGGAGCGGCAGTGTTCCGTCTCTTCCTCGCTCGGCATCTCCTCGGGCCACCAGCTCCTCCCCTCCCTGCGATACTGCCTGTCGTTGCTCGCGGCACCGCCCATGGCAAGGACCGTGAGCCCGTCGATATCGAACACCTCTCCACGCATCAGGTGCAGCACGTGCGGTCGCGCCTCATGGACGAGCCCGCCGTTCCACTCCCGCACCGGCAGCCCAGCCAGGGCGTGGTGGTTCTCATGGTTGCCGTCTACGAAACACGTGGTCCAGGGCTTCGACTCGAACCAGTCGAGCCAATACCTCTCAGCATTCGAGCCGTCCCAGACAAAGCCGAAGTCGCCGGCCACGATCACCGCGTCATCGCGCGTCAGGGTCCGGCCCAACGGCCAAGACCTGAAGGCGAACCTGCTGGCCCCGTACTCGGCCCTGCCGTGCACGTCTCCTGTCACATAGACAGCCATCAGTACGCGCCCCACGGCAGGAGTTTGTCCCCGAGCCTCACGATCCGGTCATACAGCGCCGTGTGCCGTTCGTCCGGGTTGCCGTCTCGGTGAAAATGGCCGTAATACCAATGTTTATAGTCCAGGCGGTCCTCAAGCTCGTCGAGGAATTCGGTCAGCCGGTCCACATCAGGGCGTTCCCAGCCTGGGTCCGGGTAGAGCGTCGGCGAGAGCATGCGCGTCGGGCAGGTATGGGTGATGACGCAGTCGACCTTCCAGCCGACCTCGTCGAGCTTTGTCCGCGCGGTATCGAAATCGCGCTCGTCCGGGAGCTCCTGAGGCCACCAGCTGGAATACGGCACGCGGTATTCCCTGTCCACGCTCGTGGCACCGCCCATGGTGAAGACCGTCGATCCGTCGAGCTCGAAGACCTCGCCGCGCGTCAGGCGCCGAATGGGCGAGGTGTCCGACAGGCGCTGCGTCAGCCCGCCATGCCATAACTCCATGGGGCGCTCCGCCCAGTGATCGAAGCGCTCGTGGTTGCCGTCGACGAACAGTACCGTGTAGGGGCGCGACTCCAGCCAGGTGATATCGGCGCATTCCTCGGCAGAGAAATCCCACGGAAAGCCAAAGTCGCCGGCGACGATGAGATAGTCGTCGCCGGTAAGACTGTCGCCAAGCTCCCAGTCGCGGAGCTTTTGCATGTCGAGCCCACCGTGGATGTCGCCCGTCACATAGACTGTCATCGAATCGCCTCTTCCCTCTTGTACGCCGCCAGCTCGCGCTCGACCTGCCTGTCGCCGGTCTCGTTGACCCACCACGGCCATTTCACCCGGCCGCACGGCTCGTCGACTCCGGCGAACCATTTCCTCAGCTCGTCGAGGCTCACCGGGGAGTGCCCGTTGGCATCGCAACCGACGTCGTAGCGCAGAAGGCCCTGCTTGCGGTTGAACTCGTTGTACGCGCCGCCGCTGCTGTGGATGTGCCCGTGGAGGTGCCACGATCCATGGTTCATGCCCTGCCAGTCGGCCATGGGGTAATGGCTCAGGACGATCTTCTGCCCGTCGATCTTGAGCACGCAGATCGGCGGCTCCACGGTGAAGGCGGCCGCGACCGCCGGCTGGGTCCAGTCCTTGTCGTGGTTTCCCGGGACGAGGTGGATGCGCCTGCAGGCAATCCGCTTGCTCAGCCCGTAGGCGTCCTGGGCGGTCATCTTGAATGAGAAATCCCCCAGGATGTAGAGCTCGTCGTCCACGGCAACCTTGCCATTGATGTTGTCGACGATGGCGTCGTTCATCTGCCAAATCGTCTCCCACGGGCGGTCGGTGAACTTCAGCACGTTCTCATGCCCGAAGTGGGTGTCGCTGGTAAACCAGATCATATTTATGTCTCCTTCTGTCGCTAAAAAACGTTCTCCTTCGAGGTCAGGAGACGTTTTATGAGCGACATGAGGTGCATATCCCTCATGTTTCAAGCTCCAATCTGTCGGGTTTGCCCAACTAAAAGTTTACGCCCACGCGCCCACGCGCGAACAGGATTTGATTTTTGAAATATGGACGAATTCCTCGTCAGGAGGGTAAAATGGTGCCGACGGCAGCCCAAGTTGTAGAGAGCTGGGCAGAGCCGTTGCTTAATGAAGTTGGGTCATCGTCTTAGCGACGGTGGCCTTTCTTTTTGGGCTTCGAGCCCTGCTTGAGTGCCTTGGAAAGGCCGACAAGGGCCGTGAGGAGCGAGACCATAGCGGTCAGGAGCTTCACGAGCTCGGTGAAATCGGTCATGGGCATCACCTCCCATCGAATGGAGGGCTCTGCCCGGCACGAGGGCTGCCGCCAGCAAGGACGATTCTATCAGAGCGGCTGACCCCCGCCGATCAATTCACGCTCCTCATCCTCACCGAATTGCGAGTATGGCAGAATCGGCACTGGATGGCAGCGCGCTAGGGCACCGACGATAGGCTTTCCAAAACTAGCGAGGCGCGTCGCCGCGATCGTAATCGCCTCGGTCGACCGCACGATCGACCTGCGGCGAGATGTCGCCGTTGCCACCATGGGCTCGTCCTGCGGCGCGAACGCGGTCATCGCCAGCATCGGGAACGGCGCCGGCGTAACGGTTGCGAATCTCCCTTGCGTAACCGCGCCGGGCAAGAAGCTCATCACGAACCGCCGGATCCTCGAGCAGATCTTCATCGCACTTCGGTGCGATGAACTTAGGAAAGAGATTGTAGGCGACGCCCTTGCTCGCCTTTGCCTGCTCGACCCACGCCGAATACGCCTTCTTAAGCCGTTGAATGTAAATCTCGCAACGCCTCTCATAAGGAAGGGCTCGCTCGGCCTCCAGCACGTTATTTTTGAAGGCCGCCTCAAGTTGCTTGACCGCAAACCTCCCGTCAAGACGAGTCAGGTTGAAAGTGCACTTCGGGTTGCCGGCCTCCTTGATATCGAGATCTGTCGCATAGACTCGATTGTTCTTGATGAAAATGTCTACGCCCCATGAGGCAAGTAACTTTTTAAACTGCTCCATATTCTTCGGATGACCTTCGTTGATTGCAAGATGGATCAACTCGCGCAGATTGTTTTTATAACTGCACTCTCCCCGCTCAACGATTTTCTTTTCAGTGTCGCGCGGCTGTCGGTCTCGAATCTTCGAGTTCTTCTTTCCCTTTTCGAGCTGAGCGAGATTCCAGGCCTCGTCCATTTCACGAACCCACGCAGCGCGTTCGTACTTTCCGCGACGCCCGCCCGTCTCGCAACGCTTACCCGTCAAAAGATCCGTGCGGTTAATCGCCATATGAACCGCGTAGCGTTTTCCCGCCTTATCGCTTTCCTCATGCAACGCGACAATCACTTGTTGATGCGGGTAGTGTTTCGCAAGCCATTGCTCCGCGTAGGCCATACACGCATCGGGGGTCATCTTGCCTCCGTTGCAGCCGCACTCCTCGGGCAGAAACGCGAGAATCTGATGAAGCATCGTTATGTTCTTCGCGCCGGCACGCGCGGGCCTGTCGTGATGGAACATCTTCCGCGTCATAGCCATTTCGGAAAACCAGTGCTTTCCGTTCGCGAGGTTCCAGCCGCCGCGGGCCAAAGCATTCTTTCCGTTAATGTACTTGCGCAGGTGCTTCGCGTAGCGCTCGGACGAAACACCTTTCTGCTTAACGACGGTCATCGAGCTCACCGCCATCGGTGAAATAGCGCTGTTCGAGCTCTTCGATGAAGAGAGTGACTTTACGGGCATTTTGGTAAACCTTTTCAAGCGTTCGGAAAACCGCCTTCTCGTTGTAGGCCGGAAGACCTTGCGCATTCACAAAATACATCAGCTGGTTGAGGTTCGTCCCCTCTCGATACAGCTCGTGATAGATTTTTGCGACCTGGCTCATATCGAAATCGATCATCTCGATTTTCCCGGCCAGCATCACGCGGCGGGCATACGCACTGACGGTCGTGCCGAGCGCATCCGCCTGCTTGCGAATCGCCTCGTGCTCGCCATCGGTGACTTTGACGTAAATAACCTCCGAGCGCTTTTCGTTCGAATCCTCTGAAACGGTTTGCAGCTTTTTGCTACGGCCACCGTTCTTATTTTTGGAAATGACTAGATCATCGAACGATTCATTCCAATGAATCAGTGCATAGCGAATGAATTCGGCTTTCGTCATGCCCGCCTTTTCTGCCAAAGCGGAAAGCGTTTCGTATTCTTCAGAAGTGAGTGTCGCCTTAACGGTGTGCGGACGTTTGCAACTCATCATTCATGCCCCCAGGAAAGCAGAGCGAATCGGTGAGGCCACCGATTCAAAACCGATATGAGATTGCTTTCCTTTTTAGGAGCGACTGACGTCGCGCCGATTTTTGAAGTGACGCCGTCGCTTCCCTTAGAGAAATGAAGGCGAACTTCATTTCTAACTTTATCGCCGTGTGAGGTGTTAAACAAGATGTGTTGGCAGATAAAGGGGCGAGTATGGCCCCATTTATCTAGCCCAACACCAATCTTGCAATCACCGGGACGGCGATTGGGCGAAGCGTAGCGTAGACACGAAATGAGAGGCCTCGTTTCGAGCGAAAGGCTTCGCGGTGTCGTAGTGTCAGCGGAGACCGTGAGCGGAAGCGAATTTTTAACGCGAAGGATGCTGAGTGTTAGAAATTCGCTGTAGCGGACTCCGGGCGAGGGCTGGAGCAAGTCGATGGAAGACCTTACCGATTTGCGGAAGGTTTTGCCCGAAGCATCCGGCACCGCCGAATTCTTTTGGAACGGCCTCTCGTTTGATTGCTTTCCTATCGTTTGCTCCCAGACTTGTCGTCTAAAAAAGGCGGCCGAACCGGCCGCCCACAAATAAATAAATATTTACCAAATGTAAGAGGAGAGGAACGATGTACATTACTCCCAGTGACCGGCGACGTCGACAACCCAATGTTGTCCCGTAGCCTGCTGTTCATAATGTCCTTGGTCCTCAGAGGTGGTATACGAATCATCTACAACGGATCCACCGATACCGCCGTTTTCGCCATCGTTAATAATCCAAGCGTAGGCTGCATCGGATGAATCGAAGGGCCCTACCATAGTACCACCATGATTGACCCAGAAACGAGGATGACGCGTGTATACCACGTTCGGTACCCAGACCTGGCTGTAGTCGGTCTCCCAGTGGCCCTGCTCGGCAACCCATTTCTTCTGGCTACCGCCGTTGGAAGAGGAATTGTTGCCGCTTGAACCTTGAGAGCTGCCGGAATTCTGCTTGGACTGGGAGGAATCTCCCTTGCTGTCCGACTTCGACGAGTCGGAGGACTTGTTATCCTCCTTCTTGGAGTCATCGGACTTCTGGTCCTTGTCGTCGGATTCTTTCTTCTCCTCGGACTTGGTTCCAGAGGTTTGCGTCGCCTTTTCTTCGCTTGGCTTCTTTTTGTCTTTATTCTTTACCGCTGTGGCGGCCCTTTCCGCAGAGCCGCTTCCTTGCTTTGCAATGCTGGCACATCCAAGTTGAGGTGCCGAAAGGCACACCAGAAGCGCAACGATAATAGCCTTTGTTCTCACACCGATCTCCCCGTCCGTGAAACCGGGCGTTGGACACTAGCCGATATCCAACGCCCGGCTCGCTTTTGCATCTGCTCGCGGCGCTTCTTTTGATCGAGGAAGACGCCGGTCGCCACGAGGACGGTACCGCCGATGGCGAACGTCTCGCCGATGAGGCCCGTGCGGTCGCCGGTCTGGGCGAGGTTGCCGGGCTGGGCGGTCTCCGTGCCGGCGAGATGCTTCGGGCTGTATGCCACCTGTTGCTTTGCGGCCTCCTCTGCCTCCTGTCGTGCGATCTCGGCGGAAAGCTCCTGCTCCGCCGCGATGCGGTCGGACTTCGCCTGCTCGTAGGCGGCGAGCGCCGTATCATAGCCGGGCTTGAGCCCGTCCACCACAGCCTGCTTTTCGTCCAGGATGACTTTGGCGGGCGCGACCTTGGCACGTGCCTCGACTGCTGCGGCGAAAAGCGCGTTGAGGGCGTCATCTGCGTTCGCGTCATGGCCGGAAGCAATCGCCGCGTCGGCATTGATGGAGTTCAGCTTCGCCAGCTTGGCGTCTGCCTGCGCCTTCGCCTGTTCGGCGGCAAAGACTAGGGACTCGGCGGCGACGGCGTCAGCCTTCGCGGCATCGAGTTCGGCATTGGTGTCATTGACGGCCTTTACTGCATCCTGCTCGCGCTGCTGTGCCTCTGCGAGCTTCGCGGCAAGACCGGTGAGGATGTCGAGGTTCGACTGTGCGTCCTCGAGATCGGTCTGGGAGCCGGTGAGCCTGTCGGCGGCAACGCCGGTGTCGGCCTTTGCGGCATCGACGGCACGCTGGGCATCCGCGAGGGCGCGTGCGGTGCCGTCCGCCTTTTGCTTGGCGGCTGCGAGGACTGCCGCCTTCTCGGCCTGGTCGGCTGCCGCCGCGTCGTGAACGCTCTTTGCTGTATCGAGCGCCTTCTTGGCGTCGGCGACGTCCTGGAAGAACTTCGCGAGATCGGCGTTCGCAACCGTGACGTCCTGCTGCTTGGCCTCGGTGTCCGCCTTGGCGGAATCCAGCTTGGTCTGTGCGGCCGTTACGGCTGCGTTGGCGGCATCAAAGGCGACCTGTTTCTGCTGGACGGTCGACTTTGCCGTATCGACTGCCGCGTTGGCGGCATCGAGGTCCGATTTCGCCGCATCAAGCTCGGTCTGGGCATCCGTGACGCCCTGTTGCTTGGCGGCGACATCAGCCTTTGCGGCATCGACGGCACGCTGGGCATCCGCGACGCCCTGCTTCGCGGCATCGACGTCTGCCTGTGCGGAATCCGCTGCGACCTGCTTCTGCTGAACGGTTGCGGCGGCGCCGGCGGCTGCCTGCTTCTTGGATGCGAGATCGGCCTTGGCTACGTCGAGTGCGCTCTTGGCGTTCTTGAGGCCGTTGATATAGGAGGTCAGCTTCTGCTCATACTCGTCGACGGACATGGGGTTCATGTTCCAACCGGAGCCTGCCCAACCCAGGTTTGCGGTATCGAAGCTGTCGGTCTTCCAGCCGTTCATGGTTCCCTTGCTGCAGACCGCCATGCCCATATAGCCGATTTCAGGGCTGATGACATGCAGGTAGTGACCGACAGTTGCGGGATATCCGGCAACCTTAAAATGCTGGTTGACATAGGATTCAATCCCACTATGCGACTTGTAGAAGTCTACGGCATCCTTACCGATTAGCCCGGTGACGCCATAGAGCTCCTGAACCGCCTGATCGAAGAAAGCCTTTTCTTGGTCCACCCACTGCGGTTTCGGATCGGTTCCATAGTTCCACGCGAGGTTTTCGCTCGTATCAAACTGCATGGAATGCCCAAACTTGACATCGGAATAGTTCGCGTTGGCAATCGCCGCCGCAATGAGCTTGTACGTGACTTGGAGCTCAGGGAGACCGACGGACTTGCGATACTCGTTGATGGACTTCATGTACGGGATTGCCGCGAGCATGTTGTCGAGACTGGTCGCGTCGAGGCTATTCCCCACTTCGGTGTAGTCCTTGTATGTGCAGTTCTGGATGATCTCGATGGCTGAATCGGCACCCATGGCACGGAAGAAGCCGATGGCTCCCTGCTTGAGCTGCGCGTCGGCGGAATCGAGTTTTGCCTGTGCCTCGTCGACCTTCTGCTGCGCGGCGGTCACGGCAGCGTCTGCGGTATCCTTCGCCGCCTTGGCGTTCGCGAGCTCTACGTCGGCGGCCGCCTTGGCGGACTCAGCGTCCTTGACAGCCTGCTTCGCTGCATCCAGCTTGGCGACGGCGTCGGCATTCGCCTGCTTGGCCGCATCGAGGTCGGCGTTCGCGGCATCGAGTGCGGACTGGGCGGCGTTCACACCGGATTCGGCATCGGCCGCGGCCTGCCGCTTTACGGAGAGGGCCACCTGGGCATCATTCAGGGCGTCCTGTGCCGCTGCCGCGGCGGACTGTACCTGCTCGAGCTCGGACTCGCACTGGGACTGTGTCGCTCGTGCGGCAGCGAGGACTGCCTCCGCGTCCGCGACCTTCTGTTTTGCCGCATCGTACTCCGGGCCGCTCGCACCGGCCTCCGCTGCGGCGAGGTCGGCTTTCGCCTTCTCGTAGGCGGCGCTGGCGGCTGCGGCCTTCGCATCCGCCGCGTCCTTGTTCTGCTGGGCTGCAGTGAGGACGGCATCGGCGGAATCCTTTGCAGACTGGGCCGCAACCAGCTTGGACTGAGCATCGGCAAGCGTCGTGTTGGCGTTGTTAAGTTCGGCCTGTGCCCTGTCCACGGCAGCCTGGGCGTCACGCACGGCCTGCTCGGCGGCACTGATTGCCTCCGGGGTGGCGCTTACGGCATCTGCCTTGGCTTTATCGAGGGCATCCTTGGCATTCTGGGCCGCCTTGATGGCGGACTGGTACGCTTCGTCCTTCTCGGATGCATCCGCCTTGGCGTCTGCGAGACCCGCCTTCGCCTGCTCGAGGTCCTTGCCGGCGGCATCGGCGGCGTCCTTGCCCTCCGCGACCTGACGGGCGTACTCGTCCATTGCCGCACGGTCGGCTGCCGTACCGGCGTTGACTGCAGAATCGTAGGATGCCTTGGCCTGGTCGCGGGCGGAAGCCGCCTCGTTGTAGGGGCCGGCGACCTCATCGTAGGATGCCTTGGCGGCGTCCTCCTTCGCCTTCGCCTCGTCGACTGCCTTCTGCAGGTCCACGATGGTCTGTGCGGCGGATTTCGCGCCGGCACCGGATGCCGCGCCGGCGTGGGCGGCGATCGGCGACATCACGGCGGGGTGCTGCGTGCCCCCGTCACCGGTCTGGGCGAATGCCGTGAACGGTGAGATGAGGCTCGATCCGGTCATGGCGGCCATGGTCGCCGCGGTGACGGTCAGACGCGCGATCCCCTTCGGGGCGTGAATCTTTTTGTTTGGCAGTGTGGCGAAGTGATCGCCGCCGGCAGCGAAATGCTTTCCCTGAGTCATTGCTATTCCATTCCTTTTCCGTGCCCTATCCGACTGGGCATCAGGGTGCTTTCCAATAGAGATAATTATGCGCCTTAACAGGGATTGTTGTATATGGTCCGTTGGCTTTTATACAACAATCCATGACTCTTTTTGTCATGGATATCTCGCCGCTACAACGATCCTTTGGTCTACGCTGCAAAGAATTAAGATCAAAGTCTGGTTACTCTCAAGTACAATTTGCGAATCGCATCGGCATGGACAGGTCTTACTACGCCTCGATAGAGGTCGGACGAAGAAATGTCAGTCTTTCTAACCTCTGTAAAATTGCTAACGGATTCGACATGACAATCGCTGCACTCATGACTGGTGTGACTGAGAAAACGGATTAG